TTATTGCAACAACGTAGAGATTAATTTCGAAGTATTTAGTGTAGAAATGAGAACTTAAAACAAAAGGAACCCAATTGGGTTCCTTTTTTATTATATTTTATATTTTCCCCTAAATGGAACAGGTTCTAAGGTTCCAGTATTTGTTAGACCTATAAATTGTCCATTTAATTGTATCTGGGTTGTTCATGCAGAAGTACTACTTGGGAATTCATATCTAAGATTATACCCTAAATATTCGTCTTTAAAAGTCATAGATTCAACTGCTTGGTTATATATATTACTTCTAGGATCAAAGAAGAACATTAAAGTTTTACCATCTATAGGTAACATCGTAAGAGCACTTACAATATCTCCATCAGTAGTTGTTAAAGTTAATGTAACTTTAGATTTACTTATAGTATTATTTCAGAAATTAGTTTGAACCTCTTTTCAACTTAAAAGTTCATCTGGTGTAGAATTATATAAGTAAGCATCATCAAAATTCATACAAACAAATCCAGAATAAAGATTCTGTCTATTTAATATATTAGAAGACTCTTTTGGAGTAATATACATATTTAATGGAACTGTATAAAAAAATGTTCCAGTTTGTTCTCTTACTATATTTTCTCCAGCTGGTAATGTTACAGTTTTTATAGTAGTTGCACTTTCATTTCCATAAGTTAGTTTACAGGTTGTTGATTCAGTAACACCTAGACTAGAATTAAGGTTGAAATTAACATATGACTGAGTTGGCGTATTAATAGAATTATAAGTTAAATAGAATACATTGATAGGAAGTTGATTAATTGTAATAGTTAGATTTTTTCTAATAACTCCAACATCCGTTAAAACATTAAAATTAATATATCCATCAGATGCAGTACCTGGTTCAATATAAGCATAATTTGTAATATCTGTTCCATCCATATATACAGAAGATTGAACAAAACTCTTATAATCATCAATATAATCAGGATTCGTCCACTTTAATTGAAGACCTCAACCAGAAGTTAATATATTTTTTGGAACTTCAATTGTAAAATTGGTTATTAACTCATTATTTCATCTCTTTAAAAGGTGGTGCGTATTAGTTTCATCAACATATACTAATTCTGATACTCCTTTACTAAAGAGAGTTGCTCCTATTACATAACTTATAGTAGTAACCCCCCCCCACTCGCAATATTCTGCGTTATAAACTGTTTAATCATTTTCTTTATAATATTTTGCACTAATTATAAAAGATACTAAACTCAGTAACGCATAGATTGGAGTTACTGAGTTTAGCGTACTTAAAAAGAATAATGTCATAAACATTAATCCTAATATGTAGAATATTTTATATATTTTCATTACTTATCTTTAAAATACTTATCATAAATATTTTTTGCATACCATCCACAGGCAGCTCCTACTACAAAGCTAGTTAAAGCCAGCAAAAGACTTCCAAAGCTCATAGCTGATACGATACCACAACCTGCTAATACTAAAGCAATTACGATTGCAGCAATAATTAATTTTGTTTTTCAAGTCATTGTTTTCATAATTATTTATATGTTAAGTTACTATAAGTTGTTCCATTTCCAGAAACAATATAGTTTTGTTGTTCTTTATATAATGGTAATACTCCATCTTTCCAGCAAATAAAAGCATAAGCCTCATCATAACTAGGATGGTCTTTCATTTTATCTTCAAATTCTTCTGGAGAACGTTCTTTTGTAATTAAAACATAATAGTCTCCTAAGTCGAAATTTAATTCACTTCCATTACCTGTAATTTTTCTTAATGCAAACATGTATTTATATATTTATTAATTTAAAAGTTTATTTTAAGTATATTACAAATACTCAAGTATAAACATCATCTGGAATATCAATGAACACGTCACAAAGTGTAACATCATCTATTTCTTCATGTTCTTGTTTTAATAGTTCCATAATTGAAACTACTTCTTTCATTGGATTTAATATAGAGTTTTCACTACCATTAGATCCATTATTTAAAACTGCATAATATACTTTTGAATCTTTAATAAAAGTTACAGCTGCATTTTTATAAAAACCATAATCTTTTAATTCAATTTTTGGAGTATCTTTATCTTGCAGTTTTGTTATTACTTTATCATATAACTTATTGTCCATTATTTGAAAGATATTTATTAAGTGAAGTTGTTCGATTTAAAGTTCTTATATAATTATCTTTACCTTGACTATAATTAGAGTTAGTATCATTGTTTCCATGAAGTCTATCTACAAAATCATTTGTGCTAGTAGCGGTTAGTGCATTATATCTAGAATTTAGTAAATCTACTTTATATTGTGCATAATCATATAGATTTTCAAAGTCTATATATTTTTCTCCATCTTTATGCTTTGTTCATTCTCTATCTGTTTGGTTATTATTCCATTTTATTCCTCCAAGATTAAAACCTCTTGATCCTCTTGGATCAAGTCCGTATTGACTTTCAAGAGCAGCTTGTCTAACTAAATTATCTACCTGAGTTAATGGCAAATTTTTTTCTTTTAATACTTGTACAAATATAGGCTTAAGAATTTCTGCAAGTTCTTTAAATTTATTATCAGTTTGTCCAAACTTGTGATAGTAATCTAAATTAGGATAATTACTATTTGGAATATAATCTCCATATTCAGTATTTACGGGATAACTAAGGTTTGGTTTTCGTTCATTATCTGTTACTTGTATTGAATTTTGAAAACCTGGAAGTTTTAACCCTAACTGAGCATATAATGTGGCATCCTTCTTTTTAGTAGGCGCTTGAGCCACATTATTAAATAAATAAAGTAAGAAATCATCACTATATCTATTCAATAAATTATATGTATTCTCTTTATTATAATGTGATACTGAGAAACTACCTTTGCCTTCTGAATTTTTAAGTCTATTTGTAAGAGTATAATGATCTAAATGTTCCTTCTTAATATTCTGTATTTCTTCTTTAGTAAATTTATGATTAGGATCTGCATTAATACTATATCTTAATTGCATTAATCTAGCATAAATTTCCTGAGGATTATCTAAATATTCATCAGGAGCAATTGTTTTATTATCATATACTGTATCTCCGAAATTATCTTGATACTTCTTAATTACTTTCTCTTGTGCATCAGGTAAACTACTATGAGTTCATTCATGAATTGCAGTACTAGTTGATCCATCTGTTAAAAATATTCTTCTACCAAACGGATAATAAACTCCTGAAGCATTATCAGGAACTTTACTAGGATTTATCTTTGCTCTAGTAAGATCTAAATTTCTTTTAAGTGCATTAAATACTAAAGATTCAGTTACAGGGAGAGGAATTGGTAGAACTTGTTTAACATTTTGTTTTACTAAACCTTTACGTGATTTATATCAATCTTCAAGCCACTGTTTTCCTTCTTGAATTCCTCCTTGTTGAAATTTTAATACTCCTCCATGTTTAGCAGAAGCTATAACTTGATTTAAAATATTTGCATATCTTGGATCTGTAGCATATCCTCCTCTATGAACTCTATTTGCAAACTCTTTTATATCTCCAGAGAATGCTTTATAACGTTTATTATTTAATAGATCAATTTTAAAATTTGCATAATCTTCAAGTGATTTGAAATTTCTAAATTGATCATTTATATAAACATCCTTACCATTAATAACTTCTCTAGTTCGTTTAGTTGTTCCCTTTCCTTTAATACCTCCAAAATTATATGATCCTGCAGGTTTAGAACCTCAAGCTGATTCTAATCCGTCTTGTGCTACTAATGATTTAGCAAATGCAGGATTTAAACCTTTTGATTTTAATAATCTTTCATAAATAGGAAGCATTGTATCTTTGAAATCCTTTTTAGAATTGAATTTATGAACTGTAGTTTCTTGAACTATTGGTTCTGGATTTCTTATCTCTTCTACTTGAGATTGTACTTCTGTCTCTGTATCATCTTCTAAAGGTTGAGAATATCTGGGTTTATATACAGGTATTTCAAGATTTGGAATTTGAATATTAATATCTCCTAAAGCACTATCTCGTATGAATGGTCTGTATGTGATATCGTTCATAATAATTGTTTTATATTATTTTGCAAATATATACATTATTTTTATAAATCACAAATTACAGCACCTATTTCTGGATCTAATTTACAACGATTTGGATTCTCTAATTCAGAAATTCTAGATGTTAAATTATCTACTTTATTTTCTAATTCAGAAACTTTAGATAATAAATAACTTGTTACGCTTTCTAAAGCTGCAATTCTTTGTTCTAACTCGTTTTTTAGATTAGTTATTGTAGTACTTGCTGAGTTTGCCATAGCACTCGCTACCCCTATAGTACTTGCCATACCTATATATGGATTAGGTGTTGTATTAATTATACTTCCAGGAAATGAAATAGTACCCGACAAATCTGCTGTAGTCTTATCTGCTGTAGTCTTATCTGTTATAGTCATATTTGTTGTATCCATATTATGCAAAATTAAAATCAGAATTAGTATTTAATCTACTTAAAAGTTTTTCATTTTCTTGTTTTAATTTCATAATTTCCTTACGTAGATTTTTAATATCTTCTGAATGTTTTTCAATCTGTTCTGAATGTTGATCTACTTTTTGATTTACAAATAATATTGCTTGACATACTAAAGATAAATCAATAAGTTTAGCAGATTTACGTAATCCCGATATTTTATCTAAAGCAGATGTTCTACTTGTAATTAAAATACCTTTATCTTCTAATTGTCTAAATACTCTAGTTAATACTTTAGTACTTATGTCCATTTTTGCTGCAAGTTCTTTATTAGTTTTAGTTGTAATAGCAAATTGTCCATCATTTGTACTAGTGTATTGTTGCATTGCTAATAGAACTCCTTTTTCTTCAGGAGTAGTATTCTCTGCATCCATAAACTCGTAAGTAAATCTTTCAAAATATCTTCCTGATTTTTGAATCTCATAAATATTACTCCTACCTTTTTTCTTTTCTAGAATTTTAATTTCACCTGCTGCATTTAGTTTTTTAATACTACTTTGCACTGTATTAATAGATACTCTTGCTAATTCTGCAAGAGTTCTTAGTGAAACAAAAGTTTGGAATGTATCTTTATCCATATTTTTTCTCATATAACCATAAATGAGATAATCAGTAGGATTCATTTTAATTTCTTTTGCAACCCCCAAATCATGAGGGACTTGAATGTGTTGTACTTTATTATCCATAAATTAATATTTTTAATATTACAAAGATATAACATTTATTTAATATTACCAAATATTTATACCAATATTTATTTAAAGTGTATAAGAATTTGATATAGTATATTCAATTTAAAAATAGCCCTGGGAGATACACTAAGGTGTCGTTTTTGATACACCTATTTTAAAAAAGTGCCCTGGGAGATACACTTATATGCCCTGAGAGATACCTATCTATATATGTTCTCGCTTCGCGGAGGCGCTCGAACAGATCTATATACCTGTCTGGTTGCCCCCCCCCACCCTATTTGGTTTGGAAAAGGGTTGTACTTTAGATATGTATTGTGTACACATATGGATTATAAGATATCATGTATACATATGGATATTGTATATATTATATACACGTATGGATACTCTATTAAAACTCCCCCTGGGGGTTTCAGATGGAAAACCGAAAAAAATTTCGAGTAAAATATTTCTGACAAAAGTTCTATTTTTAGAAACCAAAGCATCTGAACTGTCTATATGTTAAACTTTTTCATCTAATACCATTATGAAAAACATCGCACTTATCAAATCGATCGTCGCTACTTCCATTTCGTCGGCAAACCCTGCTGAGCTCACTGAGCACATAGCAGCTCTCATTCAGGCTCATCCTGAAGAGACTCGAGAGAACGCGCTTGCCATCCTCACTGGCACTGCAGAACTCACGGTTCGTCCTGTAGACCAGGTTGAACTGACCTGCAACAGCAGCAACTACACCAACCTCTCGTTCATGGGCGAGCCTACCGTAAATCTGCTCGAAGGAACGGTTTGTTGCTCTATCAACTACACACGAACCGAAACTCGCTGGTACAAGACCGAGGAAGACGCCAATGCTGGAAGGAACGGCAGCTACAACCATGATGACTATGTCATCGCGCGCGAGAAAGCGTATAAAGACTCTACGAGTGTAGCATTCGACATCCGCGAGTGGAACACTGGCAAGGTCGTGTGGAAACGCTAACCACCTCAATCTATCTCGGAGAAATCCGAGATAGATTTTTTTCTCTTTTTACCAAAACATCTGATATTATTTAGATAGCAATAGTGCTTCTCGGAAACTCATCAAACTATCAAACCATGGTACAGACTGTTTTTCACAACCTGCTCATCGAAGCAGAATCGATGTCGGATGTTCACAATTGTGGCACTGCTCGACCTCGTTACACTTATCAGGAGCCGCTCAAGCTGCAGAACGTCGACAAGGTCACGGAAGAAGACCGTGCACTCATGGATGTTGCTCGCGATATGTGGGCAGGTGTAATCAAGAAAGGGCTTTGAGCCCTTTCTTTAATGGCTTTTACTATGGATGACAGAACTCAACGTGTTGCAGATGAAATAGCTTCTATTGAAGCTATTTCTCACAACACTGTAAAAGCTTTATCGACTGTTACTACTCCGCTCAATGTAATTGTTGAGATGTACATTGCAGGACTCGAAGCTAAGCTACAAGCACTTCGAGCACTGGTTAAATAACAAAAGCTACTGAAAGGTAGCAATCATTCATCTTTAACTCATCACGTTTATGAAACAATTAAAAGGCGCCAAGAGGGCCGAAATGCTGCAGGATGCAGCCAACAAGGGATTTGACGACGTTACTGTCGAAATCTTGAAGTCGAAGACTATCTTCACCCAGAACTTGCTGTTGAAGGGTGATACGGTCGAGTTTGAGGACTTCGATATCCAGCTCATCAAGCAGGGGAAGGAATTTAAGACCGTCAACAAAGACGGTGAGGAGATTACCGTTCGGGGTCTCATGATACTCTGCTGCATCAACGGAGTGTGGCGCTGGTTCCCGCTCAGCACCTTTCAACGCGGTTGCCAAATCGCACCTGAAGGTCGCTCGGAATACATGGAAGCCATTCGCGAGAAACACGACCTCAATCTGCGCATACTCACCTGCGGTGATGCGTTGGAGGTCGCCCAACTCCTCGCAGGCAAGCGGCTCAAAGTCACGGAGAACCAGTCCTTTAAGTTCCAGCGGTTCAACAAGGACCGTGAGAAGCTTGAGGGAGAGTTTGACCTCAAACCAGTCTCGTTATTCGAGGAGCTGGCATAATAATTGGAGAGTGGGGAGCAATCCCTGCTCTCCTTCTTTTTTCCATCAACCAAAGCCACCAACAGGTACCAAAGCTCCCGACAAGTTCGTAGTACGTCACAAGTATAAAATAAACGTGATTGTAGTACATAGAAGTTTAATTTAATTTATTTATAAAAGATGAAGATTTCTGAAGTAAAAAATCTGCCGAAGATTGCAGCTCCTGGTGGGCGTGTAGTCGCTGAAGTATCTCCTGAATTTCTGAAGGAGAAAGGTGTAGGTATCGTAACTTACGGTATTGCACCGAACGAAGTTATCGAATTTCCTGATACGGAAGCTGACATCAAACCCTTTACTCGCACTGTTCGTCCGAACAGTGATGCAGTTGAAACACTGATCGTAGTGAAACGAAACGGAGAGTTCGGGTATTTCTCGGTAGCGGCACTTCGTCGCATGGATTATCAGGGCAAGTTCGTCGGTCCTGTATGTCAGGCATTGCAGAATGAAGCAAGCGATTATGCTCGTGTAGCTAAACTCTGCGGTAAGAAGCTGACGTGCAAGGAGATGACGAAGATCAAGGTTCGTAAGTTCGATAACGGTGTCATGACCGATGAACTGACGGAACGTGATGTACCCGTCCTTGAGTATGCGTAACGGCCAAATTACAGTTAAGGGGTCGTGAGTACGGCCTCTTAACTGTTTAGAAACTAATATGGGTAGAATATATATAGCTAATGCAGATAGCTGATATAGTAATCCAGAAAGTTTCTGAGTCCTTGAAAAAGGACGGTATGACATGTGGTACATTGTACGATGTGTCCATTGTCTATAAGTCTTTGATCGGACTTATAGGCCCTAGTGATGATTTGATGAGTTTAGATGATTAGTGACCGTGGGAAGAGAAGTGATGAGCTCTTCCCACATTTTTATTAAAGATTATGGATGCAATTAAAGTAATACTCGGTATAATCTTTGGCTTGATTATGCTTGGATGGATTGCTACAGTAATAGTCATGGCTTGTGGTCCTTGGGTAGCTGTAGTAATTGCCGCGATCGCTTTAACTATTTATCTTAACCGAGATTGACTGCGATTGCATAGTAATAATAGTTCTTTGACATATTGACATGACAGAAACACCTGACAAAATGTCATGTTGTGACTGAAGTAGAGGATGAAGTGATCGGTGTAAGTCGTTGATTATCACCCTTTTATTCATCCTCTACTCTTTTTAAAACTGTCAATTTGTCAGACCAACTTCCTTCATGTAAAATATCTATTATTCTCACATTCAGAAAGTTACTCTTCAATAATAATAATTTTATCCATTATTTTGAAGTTTAAACAATCGCTTTTGGCAATATTAGTTATTTTATAATTTGACAATTCAAAGTTTTAAATCTTAAATATACATAAACTCGAAAGTTGCCTGACGATTACCAGAAATTAATGTCTGGATTCACTATAATTAGTTTATCTAATATAAGTGGGCTTAAACGAGTATAAATAAAAGCCGAAACGTTCGCAACAGTCAAATGAGAGAGTGAAGTATAGTAGCTCTCTCTTTTTAGACCATTTAGGATTTACAATATAAATCCAAAATCCTAGTACAACAACTAGTATTAGGTTAACATTATATCTACAACAGCGGTAGAGGAAGTTGTACAATCAGTTTAAGAGGAGACTACCATTACAAATTGAGAGTCTGATGTATAATGTTATTGATGTTTTTTCATTTTGATGAATTTACTTAGCATGACGATGCTAAGTCGCGTGTTCTCTTGATATCGGAGGAAGTAATGATATCTAGCAGCTATGCTATCTTAACGTGAGAGAAAATAGCAGTTGCCGAGATGGCGAAATTAGGTAGACGCCCAAGACTTAAAATCTTGTATCCCGAATGGGGTGTACGGGTTCGACTCCCGTTCTCGGTACAAAAATCCTATGAGTTCTGCAGAGCTTACATAGGTCGCATATGTGCCTCATCAGCCTTATGTATGAGATAATAAGAGTGATTCTCAAACTTGATTAGGAAAATAGTTTTTTCTAGTTAGTGATTCTAAGTTATCCAGTGTACAATGGGATTATATGAATCTTTTTAATAAAAGTCTAACAAAATTTTAATTTTAAATAGCATGCTCTGTAAGAATAATATTTTTAAGCTTTTTGTTCAAGAATTTATTTTATTCTTGTACACTAAAGATTCTGAAGAATTTTGTAAAAGACTTTGTGAAAAGCATAACTTCAAAAAAGAAGAATTTGAGGAATATTTTAAAATAGTCCAAGAAAAATTCAATGAAATACCTAGTGATCAAGAAATTGCATCTCAAGAATGCAAACAGTCTCAAATAAAAAATCAAGTTATTGAAACACTTGAAAAAGTTATTTTAGACATTAAAACTCTTAAATAAAGTTTAACAATATCTAAAATTGTAATTATGTTCATTTCTAAGAAAACTATGCGAAAGAAAGATTTCGCATGTCTCAAAGCAGAGAAGCCGAACTATAAGGCTTTTCGCGCACCGAAAGAAAATGCGAGACACAAGTTTCAGACGCTTTTCAAAACTCCTCGTGGCTGGTTTCTCAGCATAATGCAAGACAAGAAGCGTGTGATCGGCGAGATCTCTATTCCTGCAGCTCAGGAGTGGCTCGACGAGTGTCATATCAAATACGAAACTGGCTGGTAAGCCACCTCCTTTCTTTGTAGTTAATGAATTCATAGCGAGAACCTTTGGGGCTATCTTGCCGTGACTGAACCATTAACAACGAGCAACCCTGGCACAACTCGTAAACGCCAGGAACAGTCTATCTACACATAAAGTCTAAGGACTAATTTGTGAATATAAATCCTCCTCCCCAAGTTGAATTTTATTCCAAATTGGATAGTTAATAGAGATGTCTGCGTGAGCAGGATTGGTAGTACCCTCTATTGTTAAAACTGTTTCTTTTTGACATTTTTTATTTAAATATATAAATCTAGATTATGAAATTCGCAGTAGGCTAGCTTTAATGCTTAAAAGTTCTTAGTTTAATTTTATTTCCTCTGATTTAATTCGAGTGAACAAATTGCAGAAGTAACTCACCTGCACTAACAAGCTAGAATATGAAAGCAAGAGACGGTCCGAATATGTAGGATTTATTTTTTATTCATAATAATTTATTTGGAGAAATTAAACATAAAAATGCCTAAGAAATTAGGTGTGTTGAATAGGAAGGCACTTGTCCTATTGCACGCAAGTTAATTACGGTTACTTCTAATATATGCTAGCAACATTGATGTAACCCAATTAATATTGCCTATATAAGAGATGCGGAAGACTGTTAAGTGTCGAACTACCAAGCGGTTTAACAGAGATAGAGGCTTTATGGTAACATAGAGAATTTGCTGGATAGCGTGGATTCACATACGTAAATGTGGAGCAAAGGAAAATGGCAGAATTACCAAACTTCTTTTCAATAGGGACGAAATTTATCTATAGACAATAACCAGTTAGCTCGTAATGTCTGCCTTTCAGATTAGCTAGTCTAGAAAGTTGAGTGAGTCATATAGACAAGAAAAGAAGAAAACCCTCGAGTTAGAGGTCATATAAGAATTACTATCTTATTTAGCTAGTAAGATTGATCTGTAACGTTGACTGTAGTACGACAGATGATCGTAATCTTATATGTTGATTAACCGTAACAGTAGTAATTGTAATTCTTTATTATTAAAGTTTTTACATGCTGGAGAGAAGGCAGAACTCTCTTTGGAATCTGTCGTTTAGGTATAGCTTCTTTGATCGGAAGCTATACCACTAAAATGTCTGTAATTGCACTTTTTCATTTTAAAGAGAGTTTCCGATCTCTATAAAAATCGGATTCGCTCGGTTCGTCTAGTTGGCCTAGGACGCAAGATTTTCATTCTTGAAATCACGGGTTCGAATCCCGTACCGAGTACATAAAGTTAAAAATCTAAAATTGACTAAAAGAGTAATGGAAGTATATTTTGAAGGTGTTATAGGTACTCGAAAATGGTCGCGAATTCGAAAGAATCGCATCTCTACACTTGAAGAACTTACTAAGTTAGTAATCAAACACGAACCTCGTGAATTAACTATTCACATCAATTCACTTGGAGGAAGTACATATCAAGCTTTAGCTATTTACTTCTATCTTCTTTCTCTTAGCATTCCAGTTACTACTTTTTGTCATGGTCAAGTGGCTTCTGCAGCAACTATTATTGCTCAAGCAGGAAAAAAGAGATATATGGATAAAGATGCAGAAATCCTTATTCATACTCCTCGAATCAACACAAGTAGTGCAATTACTTTTAGGCTTTTAGGTATTATTAAAGAAGATCTTGCGTTTTCTAACAAAATACTTAAAACTATATTTAAGAGAAAATCAGCTTTAACTGAAAAACAAGTTGAAAGAGTCATGCACTTACAAAATGAAGAAGGCATATGGCTAAATTACGAAACTGCGCTTCAGTTTAAGTTAGTTGATGAACTTGAAGAATAATACATATATTCCATAGTTAGTAGCTGGATCTTAGTGAGAGTGAGCTACCTCTCTGAGCTTAGCTAAGATCCATTTTTAGAAACCTGTGTTTGCTTGATTATATAACACACCTAGTTCCATATAACCTTTCAGTTGGCATTAGTTAGATGAAAACTACGATTTAATCCAGCGAGCGATAGTGTGGTTGCCATGACCTGGAGATTTTTTAAAACCCTCTAAGTTTAACAATATCTAAAATTGTAATTATGTCTAAAGATCTTTTTTCGAGTCGTACTCCCTTTGAGAAGTGTTATCTCGTAGAAAACGTAAAACATCTTTCGTTCATTCCAGGGAATCGTACCCTGAGAACAGCTCACGTAAATCGAATCTTTAAAGCTTTCCTTGATGGAGAGTGGATACCGCCTATCTATGTTTCTGCAGACGGTGAAGTTCTCGATGGTCAGAATCGTCTCGCAGCATTTCGTATGCTGAAAGAGAAGTATCCGCAAAACAAAACTGCAATTCGAGTGATTATTATTAACTCGGATGCATCTCCTCTGAATCTCGCAATCAAGTTCAATGCAGGACATGCAAACTGGGTAATCACCGACTACATGAAGGCTTATCTGGAAAAAGGTCTTCATGGCTATCAGCAGCTCCAGGATTTCACGAAAGCTTTCCCTGAGTTCGAATTCAAGGCAGCTATTCAGCTGATCAAGGGTTCGCACTCTTCGAGAAAGTTCAATAACGGTCTCTTGGAGATCTCTAACGAAGAGTACATGGAAGCATGTAAGAAAGCTGCTGCTCTCATTCAGATCGCAGAAAAGTTGAACAATAAGATCGTCCTTCGACGAGATATTGTTCTCGCTTTCTATCATGTCTGGAACAAGATTCCTAATATTCAAACGTATCTCAAACGTATCGGTAATCTTCAGGTTCCGAGCGTTGAGAATCGTAAGGAGTGGGAACTTGCATATAGTGCTCTGTTGCGATAATTTCTGGTTTTTTATTTGTTAATCGGCACGTTAATAGAGTTTACTCTATGCCTACTACCACTCGAAGGTGTGATTAACAAGGTCGCCTAGCGTCCTTGTATGAACGTAGGTCGGTGATGGTCACTATCTCAGCCTCGCCATAACAATTTCAAGAAAATGAATAATTTAGGTAAAGCTATAGGATTAATTCTCTTCATGGGAATTATTCTAACTTCCTGTTTATTACTTGTTTCTAAACCTAAGGATCAAGTAGTAACCGTTACAGAGTTTCCTCAGGATGGAGTAAAAGTATCTAAAGTAACTCCTACTTCTGAGTTCGAACGTAATCAGATTACAATATCTGTAATGCATGAACTTGATTCACTTGATAATATTTATCGAGTAGAAGCAGGTATGCAAAAGATTCCTACTGAAGTGTTCAATAACTACTGTATTGAAGTAATGAATCACTACAAAGACCAAATTCAAAGTATCTTTTATGATCCTTTGGAAAATCCTCGTATAAAAATCAGATGGGTTAATTAACTATGATTATTTCTTGTATTACAACAGCTTCTAATAAAGCTGTATTCATTAAAGGAATTCCCTTTCGTATTGTTCAAATTAAAGGCTTTGTTATAAATACAGAGACAAATCAAGTTCTTCACATTTGCATTAACAGATTGTATGATTTGTTAATGACTTGTTATTTATACGAAAAAGTTTTTACAGAATAATGTAGGAAGTTGTATCTATAATTAATAATAAATAAATTAACAGTATGAAGGGTGGAAAACCTGGACTGAATGTCCGTCGCAAAGGTGCTCTTGCTCGCCTGGAAGTTACGTATGAAGCTTTCAAAAAAGCAGGTGAAGACAAAAGGAATTTGATTATGGGAAAAACTATTCCCTACGATCAAGAAATCGCACGCATGGAGCGTGAGATTGCAACACTCAAATCTCGAATCTATAACTAAAACAAAGAAAGAAGATGTCAACGATTGGACAGGTAAGACGCATGCTTCGTATTCAGGCACTCGAAGCTGCAAAACGTGAGGATTATCGAACACGTACTCGTGTTCAGAAAATCTACATCAAGGATAAGATTACGAGGAATATCACTGTAAAGGAGATTACTCACTTCCCGAAGAAGGAAGAAGAGACTTCTGCAGAAGTAGAAACTCAGGTAACTGAATAAAATTACGTATACTTTCAGGCTTCAGTAAAAGATTTGGTGAATTTAGATGATTCCACTGCTGTACAGAATTTTTCTGTTAGGATAACATAAGGCAGCATAATTGATTCTAATACTTGCATCCTTGAGAGTTCGAACTGTATCAATGACCAAATAAGAGATACAGATTTTTATTTAGTGATATTTAAATATAAAGAAAGTTATTTTATTTCTTTTAGCAATTTTTATTGCTAATACTGTTTTTGCACAACTCAATGTTACATCAAGGAATCGACAACCTGAAAAGGTAATGTCAATACGTCCAGGATACAGTCAACTGTATTATGATGTTGAAAAATCTGATACTTTGTATTATTTCAGTATCAATACAGATAATCGTTTTGATAATCCTATTTATTTTGCAATAGGATATGGAAAGAGTTCTGCAATTTTATCTGTAAAGGAACTTATAGAATTTGCGGAACAGGGAAATAAGGGTGAAGAAACTATTAGTGTTCCAGGATTGTATACAGAAAATAAAATTTATATTAATACTGCTGCAGTTTTTGGAATAAAAGGATTACTTCTAACACAAAAGGGACATGCAGGAGTTTCTAACCTTAATTTAGGAGAACTCAAGAAGGTTCTTAAAAAGTTAGAAGATCGAAAATAGGCTGCAATCTATTTGGGACGCTAACGGATATTATTATGATGTTGTTGCAGTAAAACATATAGTAAGAAGGTTAGTGAAAAGATGTGAATAGCTCAGTTGGTAGAGTGGTAGGATTGCTATAGGTCGTGGGTTCGAATCCCGTTTCACATCCAAAATTAAAAATTAAAATTATGTTTTGGTTTATATATAAATTAACTCTTGTTGTTATTGCAATGATAATAATTGCAGTATACTTTAAAGATCGAGAGCTTTTTAAGTCGCAAATTTTTAATTTATTTACGACAGGAGAATTTATTATCTTATTGACTCCCATTATCAATACACTTCTTATTATTTATAGTGTATACAGAGCCATTCAAATTACAACTAAAAATGGTAGGGAGTAAATATTGTGTAGAGTATTACTTTTATAACGAGGATAATTTACCAGTTCAAAGTTTTGCTTTTGTCATTGCAACTTCTGATGAGGAAGCAATACAAAAAGCACAAAATTATTCTACAAGTAAAATAACAATTATATCTTGTACTAAATACGCTTAAGTATGGAAGATATTGAGACGAATGATATTGGGCAATCTTTAGTAGATGAATTTGTCGATGATAATGCTATTGAAGCTCAAGAAAAATAGCCTACGGACTTAAGAGGGTTAACACAAACCTAAACTATTATGGATAAACCCATAATTCAATTATAATAAGCCTATAATGAATTTGAGGGGAGTTAAGGCAATTCTGAATAATTAAAACCAGCCGTATCCTAACTTCAACATGGTCTGTCAGTTTAATGTTAAAGGAATAAGTTCTGTAATTATTTAGGGTGAACCATTTGAAGAAGTTGTAATTCTTCTACGATGACTTGTGTCGTATAATAAAAGAGCAAGATTCATGTACAGTTGCATGGATTACTCCGTGAGATTCGGAGAGTTAAACTGCAGGTCAATAGAAGTAGTTAATCTATTGATGAGTCCTTTGTCTACTAAGGGAGTCCGCTCGTTATAAGTTTAGAGGGAAGGAGTAGAATAACTTGAGTCGAGGCCATGAGTATTTAGTTAGCATGAGTTATATTATCCCAGATTAACAAATGTGTAAATACAAAAGGTACAGCAAGGATATCTCTAATTGAATAACTTTACTTCTAAATTCTGTAGTTTAGGTTTAGAGATCTTTTAATAGGGAAAGCCAGCTTATTATAACGAAATTAATACCACTGCAAGGGCATGCGTTACAGAGTGGTATTTTTAATAGAATGTGTTAAATATTATATAACTGATAACAATGGGAGTAGATGCTTAGTTCTACAAAAATCTCTATCTGATAAGCTTATGATCCTGCCAGTGATTAAGTAAAACAGAGATGCCTTGGCAGAGGCTGCAACGGCTAGCAGATCATAAGAGATCCTAGTATCGGGCGGAGGGAAGTTGTATACGTAAGTACCTCTAACTTTTTAAATCCTTCTGATCAAGCCTATGAGTAGATGAAGGTGCATAGTGACAGTAGGCTGCTTGATCTATGTTTAAGGTGGTTGACTAAGAGACGAATGCAGTAAAAGACTGGCCCGAGAAGGTCAGTAGAGTAGGGGCGGAGCCTACCGTAGTCACAATGAAAAACGAAAAGATTAAGTTGTCGCAAGGAAACTTACACTTAGTAGTTTATAAGAGCAAACAGACGTCAAGCAATGTACAGATTAAATGATGTTTGGGAAAATAGAAACTATTAGTAGCTGTAACTACGAATGTTTGATGTAGCAGTCAATTGCATATGAGAGGTCATATGATTGATAGCCAAATGAATATCTGCTCTTATTGATAAACATGCCTGTACAAGTAATATCGAAGGTTGCACACGGATGATACGAAGGTTAAAGAGCTGGTGCAATAAGCTCATAATTAGAATTTATCTAGCTGGAATGTTTATCACTTTTTACCTATAACACTTTGATCGGTGTTATAGGTCCTAGAAAATAATAGAGATAGGTGGCAAAGTCTGAAGATTCGAAAGAATATATGGCAACAGTACCTAGCTGTAGGGTTGTAACCATTGTGAGGTCACATTTTAGATGATCCAAACGTACAGTCTATCTCTTTTATTTTTTTAAGAAAATAATTATGGTAAAAATATGAAAAAGTTACTTATTGTACTCGCATTATGTGTATTTGCAGTATCTTGTTGTGAAGTAGACCACAACAATTCTCAAGAAAAGAAACCTACAAAAATCACTGCAACTTCTTTTAAAGTCTACAAAGAGAGTGGTGCTTTTGTTTGTGAATACTATGAATTCACGTATCATGGACATAAGTATATCACAAACTATGGAGAAAAGTTTTTACTTCATTCTCCTGAATGTCCTTGTCAGTATTAATCTATGGAAAACAAAAGATTACGAGCTTTTGCAATATTTATTATAATAGGTTTTGTCTTTATAGTAAATTTTGCTTTCTTTGGAGTACAAGGTAAAATTACTCAAAGTTGGACAGATAAGTTTACAAAAGAGATTAACCATCTTGAATATAAGGTAGATTCTTTAGAAAAGGTAGTTAATAGTAATCTTACACATCGTCGTGATACATTAATCATTGATGTACGCCCTCAAACAATCAAAATTTATCAACCTAATGGAAATAGTATTAATAATAATTCTAGTATTGCTAGTACTCCAAGATGACGATTAAACTATGTGGTTCTTTAGATTTGCAATTATTCTCTTAGAATTTTTATTTATTTTTTATTATACTGCAGTTGTTTTTCAACTGTTAGATGTATGGAAAATAACTAATCGTAAGATAACATGGAAGGCTATTATACCTTTCTATTACTTTATTAAGAGGTAGAAAATATATGGCGCCTCTATTTATAATTCTTGTAATCTGTTTATTGATATTATTAATAGATTGCTTTAAAAACAAAAGAAAACATTAATCACTTTATAAAATCATATGAATTTAAAAAAGATTATTGCTGTCTTCGTGGCAGTGTTCGCAGTTTTCTGCGTTGCGTTTCTCGGTAAGATTGGAGAGGATGTGAAGAACGAAACTATTGTGGTCAACCAGTACCCCCTTACGGGTAACATGGAGTATTGGACGACGCCTGGCTTCCACTGGCAGTGGTGGGGTAAGACGACGGTCTATTACAAGACTCAGCAGCTCTGGTTCGGATCTGACAACGATGCTGGTCAACAGATGGGAAGTCCTATTCCCGTGATCTTTAATGATGCGTCGGATGGTATGGTGTATGGTTCACTTCGAGTTAAACTCCCTACTGATCCTAAGTATCTAGCACGTATTCAGACGGATTATAACGGTATGGATAGGCTTATTAATGACCTCGTTCGGCCTACTGTTACCAAGGTTATTTATGCGTCTGGTCCTCTGATGTCTGCATTTGAATCTTATGCTGAAAAGAAGAACGACCTTATTGAGTATATCACTGACCAGCTCAATAATGGTGTATACAAAACTTCTGTAAAGCGAGTTGAGATTCTGGATGCAATTTCAGGAGATAAAAAGCTGGTTAATATTGCAACTCTTATCCCCGATTCTCTCTCAGCTGGTGGATACAAACGTAGTGAATCTTCGCCGTTTGCCTACTATGGTTTAGAGATCGGTCAGGTAGCAGTTTCTAAAATTGACTATTCTGAAACAGTTAAGAAGCAGATTGCTCAGCAACAGAAAGCAAACATGGATATCCAGACTGCAAAGGCGCAAGCCGCTGCTGCTCAACAGGATGCAATTAAGGCAGAGGAGCTTGGTAAAGCTGCTGCTATGACTGCAAAGTGGGAGCAGGAAAAAGTAAAAGCAGTCGAGGTAACTAAGGCTCAACAGGCTTATGAAGTAGCATCACTTGCTGCTAAAGAAGCTATGGAAAATGCAAAGAAAGTGAAGGCTGAAGGTGATGCAGAAGCATTCCGTCAGGCAGCATTAGTACGTGCAGGTCTTAGTCCTAAGGAAAAGGCAGAGATTGAGATGAAAACAAAGATTGGCGTAGCTGAAGCTTTGTCGAAACTTGAACTTCCTCGTGTTGTCATGGCTGGTGGAAACACTAGCAATGGTGGTACGGCCATGGACGCAATGGGACTTAAAATGGTATCGGATCTTGTAGATAAGATGTCGAATTAAGTTCTTTAAGGCTAGGGAGGAGCCTACGGCAATCCTCCCAACAAACAGAAGTAGTTCAATGGTAGAACGTAACACCGATAAGGTTAAAATAGGGGTTCGATTCCTCTCTTCTGTTCTAATTTAACAGTATAATGTTTAAGAATATGTTAAAGTTTAGAGGTAAACAACTTGCAAGTGGTGCAGTTGTAAATGAAAGGATGTACTATTATGTTCTTGATGCACTTGATAGTAATAAAGACATAACTCTTACTTCTATTCTTGGAGTTGAAGTGAGTCGGTGTAACGATTTAACTAAAGAACAGTTAGAACAAGTTTTTGATTACTTAGTTGAAAAGGAATTAGAATAAAAATATCATTCATTAAATAAAAAGAAACGATGGCAAAAATGAACATGAAGGCTATTACGATGGCTTTCAAAGAAGTTCTTCTCGATGAGGAGGGAAATCCTGTAAAGGATAATGAAGGTAAAACTGTCTATGTACGGGTGTTCCGAAAGGTTCGCCACAATGCAGCATACTTTCCCCGCACTTATCGCCGTTAGGCAGAAAATCCTACCTGCTTCACCAAAGGTGTAGTCCCTGTAATAGAACGTTACAGTTTTCTCTATTAAATATATGGAAAAACCATATATAAGAGAAGGAACCCATACTAAAACTATGAAGTTCTAAAAGGACGATAAACATTGCCTACATCTCTTTGATCGGAGGTGTAGGCTCTATTTTTTACCTATTTTCAAACGAATTCGTTAGGAGAAAGCAGAGCCTCTAATGCTTACGCAATAAGTATTATGCAGAAAACGCGACTAAAACTTGATTCCACAAGTGTTGAATTTTGTTGATTAAACGATACCAGATAGAGTGGCTCATACCCACAAACCTGAATTAAACTACATGATCGTAAAGTGTAGATTCTCCTGTAGGCATACAGGCTGTTATTGTTTACCCATTGGAAGGCGTGGGAATAGGTAGAGTTAAGGAGGAAGGTTAGTCTACTGGTGTATAGTAGTATAGAGAACATGGCCCAGTACTAGGCTGAATAATAGCCCATGTTAGCACACCTTAACTTTTTTATTATTAAATCTTTATTAAGTTATGGAAGAAGATTTTGATGGAAATCAAATATTAGGAGTAGGATTATTAATAGTAGCTGCACTTGCAGCAATAATTCTAGCTCTAATGTAATTATATAAGTACTAGCGAAAGCCGAGTGAATGGTTCGTCTTCCTAATACGCGTTAAAGCTCCCGAGAGGTATCAGAACTGAATATCAGAGTATGTTAAATCTCAAAACGAAGAATAGTACTTATTTTTTGGACCCTTAGCTCAGTCTGGTTAGTAGCGGCGGCCTCATAAGCCGATGGTCACTGGTTCAAATCCAGTAGGGTCCACATTTTTAAAATTTGCTTATCGTCTCAATTCTTATTGAAGAAATAGTGTACCGTATATTTAGTTCTAGTACATGAAAGAGACATACTTCGAGGATAATCTGGAGGTCGCGAACGAAGGATGAAAGTAAGATGTTAGATAGGACCTGATAATACAGGGAATTGAGAGCGAGACTCAGGATGGGCACAAAACTTTTAGTAAAATGATAATAAAAGAAGATATAATTCATTGGTTTGAAGTTCTCAAAAATAAATGTGATAAGATAACGACAGGTAATTGTTCTCATGAGATTAACTCAATTCGTTTCTTAGCATCTAATTGGGCAAGTAGAATAAAGAAAGAACAAGGAGAAACTATGTTTTATCATAATTTCATAGGTATATCTGAAGTTTGTACTAAAGTAACTTCTGGAAATCTTTCTCATCATATAGCAACAATTAAAGGAATGTGTACTCGAAATATAGAGTTCATTGAAAAATATGGAATAGAAGAAATAAGTTAGATATGAGCAGTTATTATCAAAAAATCAACACTCTCTACAAAAGAGACATGACAAAGCCTAAGAAACCGATAATTCTTGGGGAATATTCGGAGCCTGAGTTTGAAGTTCTTAAAGATCTTAAATGGGAAGCTACTGAAAAGATTGATGGAACTAATATGTCTTGTTGTTTTCATCCAGGTTTCAGAATGATTGAAGTTCGTGGGAAAACTGAAAATGCAAGCATTCCCACTCACTTACATAAGCGAATGGAGGAATTGTTTCAGTTTGATCTCTTATATAAAGCTTTCGGAGTACAAACAGAAACAGGAGAAACTGTTTATCCTGAAAAAGTAGAAATCTTTGGAGAAGGGTATGGTTTAAAGATTCAGAAAGGTGGAAACTATATTAAAGATCATTGTGATTTCATTTTATTTGATGTAAGAATTCTTACATCTACAGGTGAATCCCTTTGGTTAACTCGAGAAGCATGTGAAGATATTGCTAAAAAGCTTAATCTTAAAATTGTTCCTTTAGTAGGTTATATGACTATTAAAGAAGCTGAGGATTTTGTAAAAGCAGGTTTCAAGTCTTTAATTGCAGAAAATAAAGACTATATTGCTGAGGGTCTTGTACTTAAAGCACCTTGTGGTCTATTAAATCGCAGAGGTAAGAGAATTATTACAAAGATTAAGTATTGCGATTATAAAGATCTTTAATATGAGAGCCCTCAACATTTTAGTACTATTAGCAATTGTATTGCTACTCTTTCTTTTAATAATTGTTTTAATAGGATATATAATGTTTAAGGCATCTGTTTGGTTAGGTGTTGGATATATTATAATTCTTATTGCAATTGTTATATATCTTTTATATAAACAAGTAGAAAAATATTAAACATATGACTGAAAAGAATAAAGTCTTTTTTGCAGCAGATGGTATTACTGCTACTTCTGCAAATCATCTCTGCAATATAGGTAAAGAATATGTTGCATCTGCTCATAGCCGTCTTGATAATATTCGGTTTATTACTACGACTGTAGAAACATTAAGTGCAGACAACCGCATCACTCTCTCGCAAGGATTAAATTCCGCAGAAGTACTTTCTTTAAAGGAAGAAATCAGAAAAATTGCTGAAATTAACGCATTTATTGCATATATGCGAGAGGCAATCAAGGCAAAAGAAACTGAGCATCGTGCTGTAAAAGAGCTTTCTTTTAAGGATTGGTGCGAGCAGGAAAGTATTACCCTTCCTGAATATCCTGCTAATCCTAAGTATCCTTCTTTTGAAGATATCTTAGGAGAGTTAGATATCAAGGAGCGTAATCGTTATTACACTCTTGGGGCAGAAGCTGCTATTATTGGTAAGCAGATTCATCCTCGTGGTGCTATTCATGAAGCACGTGAAAAACTGTTTGATGCAATATCAAATCCTGCATTAGTAGAAGATGATAAAGTTTATCGTCACATTGCATCTGTAAAACAGGAAGAAGTTGAAGAACTCTACTTTGAGTTGCAAAAACAACATCGTGCTGTTGAAGCAAGCCTCAATGCCATTAAAGGTTCTATTGATCAACGTGTTGCAGAAGAAACTGCAAAACTTGATACAGAAACTGCAGTTAAATTCAAGCAATATTCGAATGAAATAGAGCTTTTGAATAAGCAGTTTACAACCTGGAAAAATGAGGAAATAAGTAAAATTGGTAAACTTCGGATTATAATTCCGAATGAACTGAAAGATACTTATGATTTCTTAAGTTCTCTCTAATAGGTAGATAGATGCTATACTGTATTTTCATCAGTATACTCTATCTTTTACATAGGACTAAATCCTACAAGATATATTGTGTGTTATACGCGTGTTGCGGATAATACAAATATAGACAAACACTTGCTCTAGTAAAGCATATGTATGCTAAGCATTATTAGTATTGTACAAACTTGTGAAATACTTCAAATATAAATATAATTGACTTTGTTTTTAGCTTTGAGAAGTATTTCGTCATGGTCATTGTTTTTACTTTTGCCTCTGTTAGGATTTAGTCCTATGACTATTTCTTTATATACCTGCTGACTCCTGCGGTATAGAAAATGGGTAGTTTTCCTTCGACTATATGTAAGGGTATGTAACTCAGTGATACTTAAGACTGAGGGAGTTAAAACTAATCTTAAAAGTTTGGTAGATTGGCTATTAGATCCCCACAAGAAATAGCCCTCCGCGATGTTCAGGCAACTTCACGCGTATCTGAAGTATCCCTATCGTCTTTCCTAGGACATTAAACAAGGATCTTGAGCCTATCGAGAATACGGGGCAATTCGGTCGGTTTTTTCATGTTAGGTTCCGCAGAAATAAAGAACATGCTATATAGTTTCCATCGTGAAATAATAGCCGCGGTTAGTGTTTTCACACTAATCTCCGTTATAATTAGAGTAGGGATACTCTAGACTATAAGCTTGGAGTTCCACAAGTTTAAAAAAGAATCCTACTAGGGAGGTGATGGTTAATTCCTCCCTGCTCGGGGCTGCTAGGTATTTGATCCTAATGTCAAGTAATATCAATCGTGTCGAGTTTGATTCATACTCGTAAAACAGATTCAAACAATAAACGCAAATAACATTTTTTCGCGCATTATCAACAAGGTTGAGACGGCGCTGTTTGGCGACATTGAAGGAGTAGCTTTAATGGCTGCGTAAATCAATGGGAGGTTCGTCACTCTTAAACTGGCGAGAACAACACTTCCTTTCAAGGTTTGGCTTCGTTCCTTAAAAATGAGCTGGTGGATGGGTCACCTTCGGGTACCCCTATTGGGTAGTTCCAATTAAAACAAAACTAACACACGTAACAAGTTGATATTAGGAGAATTAGGAGACACACGTTCGACTCAATGGGTCGCTTTGGAAGTAATTCCATCGATTAAACAGGATGAATTGCTGGAAGGCTAAGTCAGAAATGATATGCTAATCAGCAGCTAAGCTATAGACCATTCTATAGAAAGTTCAGAGACTACTGGAGGGAAAATGGGTTCCCTTAATAACCAGATTTAGCGTCCTGCTCCAGTGTTTTCACTGGATGATGATATAGTCCTATTTTTAACAGCATCAATTAAGCTGTCCTTAGAAATAAGGTTCCGATGGATTAGTCTATGACAATTAGGACATAAAGAAATAAGGTTTGAAATTTCATTTTTACCTCCTTGAGAAACTTCTATAATATGATGTATATCTCTTGGACCTTTATTTCAACCGCATAATTCACAAGGAATATATTCAAATATTTTGTAATAATATTTCATATCTTTTGTGTTGTCAACCTTTTGTTGAGCTCTATAATGTTTTTGTTTACAAGACAACGAACAATATTTAGCTGTAGCATGATATCCAATAAAGAGTTTACCACAATGTTTACAAATAAGTTCAAATTGTTTTGTTTTTTCTGCTTTTGCAGCACAAGATAATGAACAATATTTAGCATTTCCTCTGTTTATTTCTTTATTTTCTGCTAAAAAGACTTTTCCACAATAATTACATTTTTTCTCAGTTTTTGCCATAATTTTTGTTATTTTATAATTAAATTTTTTATTACAAATATAATAAAAATTATTCAATTGTGGAACTAAAATGTAACAAAATAAAAATAGCGTGTCAGCTCCACTATTTAATACTCAGCTACTTAGGTGGCTGAGTATTTTTTAAAATTGAAATTTATGAGTAGTAAATTAAAGATATTTCAATATCATAACTTACATCTATACAATCTAAAACAATATAGAATAGCTTTAGAAGTTGGAGTATATAATTCTAGAAAAGGTTTTCTAAGTGTATTAGGAAGTAATCAACGTTTAGTTTGGGAATTTAAAAAATGGTTACCTATACATAAAGAAGATTTTATTCCATATTCTATGAATTATCGATATGGGCATGTAATAGTACATAGTGATATGTGTATACAAATAGTTTATAGAATATGGGTAAGATAGTTCAAATTATAGATTCTCTCCATGATGAACGATTGTTATTTAGAATTTGTGAGGTCGTAGGAACTTACAATAATCCTTCTGCACCTTCAAGTAAACTTATAGTTGGAAGTAATAAATTTTTGTCTTGGGAATTTGATGAGTGGCTTCCAGAATTTAAGGATTTTGTTAACCTAGAGAAAAATCATTTAAGATATGGAAGAGTACTTGTTGCAGGGGATGAATATGAGATTACAAAATATCGTATATGGATAAAATAGTACAGATTAAATATGCACGTGGATTACAGTATGCGAAAAATAAGATATGCTTAATATTAGGTGTGGATGAGGATAGAACCGTTGTTTTAGCTCATACTTCTAGTTTAAATTGGAGAATTACTAAAGATTTATTACTTCATCTTGTTATTGAGTGTAATTTTACTTTTAGAGAATTACAAAAATTAAATCTTTTTAGCGGAAGGTATTTAGAGCCATGTGATACTATCTATCATATAAAATATCGTATATGGATAAGTTAACTTCTTATGACATTTGTACAAAATATGGATGTCTTTCTCGGATATTTACTTTAATTGCATATTTTATTATGTTATTTATAGTAATTTTATTACTTAATATTATATTATAATGAAAACTTCTGATTACACTATATATTCTATAATAGTTGTACTATTTTGGATTGTATTGCGTGCTGTAATTATAGCATTAATTCTTTATTTTTCTTGGAGTGCAATTATTCCTAATGTATTTCCTACAGAAACAATTATTTATACTATTTCTCCAAGTCTTTGTTTTAAGATTGGATTAGTTTTAAGTATTATTAAGAAATTATAATGTTAAGAAAACTTAGCATAATTTTTATTAGGTTAGCTCCTGTACTTCTTGCAATTAAGATTTTAATATTGTTACTAGCTGAATATTTTGTAGTTAGTTCTTTGTTGATTGGGTTGGTCAGTTCAATTACTGATCTTTTAATTGCAATTGGATTACTTATACTCTCACTAACATTTAAGTTTTGTATCTATCATAGACTGATAATATATTATGTCTTTGTAAGCTACATCAGTTATATTATTAGTATATTATTTGAATTTTCATTAACAAATATAGTATTCATATCTTCATTTCTATGTCTAACTATTATCGTTATATTTTTAGTAGTTTACACATATTTAAGATATGGAGATAAAAAGCAATGATAAACTCTTGTCATTCAAGATACGGACGTTTAATTTTTTACACACTATGCATTATAAACTTATAATTTTCGAAAATCACACTAAATCTACTAGCTTAGACATCACTCCTGAACAAGCTAGACAAATCTTAGGAGTAACTGACTATACTCCTGAACAGTATGAAATATTGGCAGAAATAACCAATTGTCCTGCATCCTACTTTATGGATGATTTAGTCGATTATTATGTAGACTTCTAATAAAAATATGGATCTTAAAGAACATATTGTAGGAGAAGTTGAAGGATATCCTGTAATCTATATTGAAGAAAAAGATACAATTTTCTGTAAGAACACTGCTGTAAAATATTCTTTATTAAAAAGATTATATGATAGTCCTTTCTCAAGAGAAAAAATTGAGGAAAAATCTCTTACTATAACAAAAGAAGAACATTTTGTTACATTTGGTTGTTTAACTACAACTAAAGAATATTGTCAAACTGTAATAAAAAATATAAATAAAATTAAAAATGGGAAATCCTGTAGGAGTTAAAAGCGTAATGCGAAGTACTGTTTCTAAGTATGAGCAGGAGCAAAAAGAGAAATTTATTCAGGTAATGTCTGATCCTCGCATGCGTTATTCAGATGCTTTAAATTTTGTTGAAAACGAGATTAAGCAGTCGAAGCGTATGGGTACATTCAATCATAAGATCTTGTGTTTTATGAATGATGGAGTTTATCAGCTGAATCGTGCAATCCAAGAAGTTTTTGGAATTGTATCAGCAGCTAAAAACGATAACCCTTCAGGAGGTGATGATACTGTTAATACTATTGAAGTTATCCTTGCTGATGGACGTCGTGTTAAAGTTCCGTATGGAGATATTGAACTTGCGGATTTAGGAGAAGGAAGTGTTATTTCTATCTCTTACAATGGTAACGATCACCATCTCTATATCAAGGGTAAGTGTCAGTTCAGGTTTACTACTCTGATGGACGACATTATCGATCGGACAAAAGAACTTCTTGCAACTGATTCTATTTATAAGAGTCAGGCATTAGAGATCTCTGATCTCAACAATCCTCTTGTCATGGATCTGTCAAATATTGACCGTGAAATGATGGTTCTTTCTGAAGATACAGCTCTCGGATTACGTCCTCTTAAATCTCGTATCAAGTATCCTGAGAAGTGTACTGAACGAGGAATTCCTCTGAAGTATGGTGCACTGTTTGAAGGTCCTTATGGAACTGGCAAAACTCTGCTTGCCTTTAAGCTTATTCAGGAAGCTATTCAGAATAATTGGGTAAGCGTATATCTGAAAGATCCTACATTACTTGCTGAGACTATTCGTCTTTGTAAAGTAATCGACGGAACTGGGCATGGAGTTGTTATCTTTGTTGAGGATATCGATCAGGTAACTCGTGGTAAACGAGATGCTGCTATGCAGGATATTCTTAATACTCTTGATGGTGGTGATACTAAGGGTATGAATGTAATTACTCTGTTTACTACTAATCATCTTGAACTTATTGAGCCTACTTTCCTGCGTGGTAAGCGTATTGGCAAAGTTATCTCTTTAGGTGCTTTAGATGAAGCTACTGCTAAAGAGTTCATTGAGCGTTCTTTTGTAGGAGATTATACTCTTCAGGGAGATTTCTCTGCAGTATGTAAGCAGATCCGAGATTCGAACATTGCTCCTGCATTCATGGCTGAGATTGTAGAATCTGTAAAGAGTGATATGATCTTTATGGATGATACTAAGGTTGTATTACCTCAGTATATCAAAGTAGCAGTTGAATCTTATCTGCGTCAAGTAGGTCTTGCTCAGAAGAAAGATATGACTGAAACTCCTGAAGTTAAATTTGCTGAATCGATTCGCGAAATTACTGGTATTGATCGCGTTGAGAAGAAAGTAGATGAACTTATTGAAATGCAAGACTAAGTGCTATGGAGAGCATATGCTCTCCTATGACACCTTTATTCTACCTTCACGTGGTGGTGTTGTAAGTAGATAGATATCGAAACCAAAGAATAAATAAAATGTAAATTATTTTAAAACAACTATGATAGTACAGTATTTTGACGTAATTCACTGTAAAACTCAGGAACAGGTAACGGCAGTAATTAACAAACTTCATTCTGAACAAGGACTTACTTGGATGCACGATGATGAAAATCCTCTTATCGAAAACCCTGCAGATTTTGAAATAGAACAGAAGTTCTTTAAAAATATTAATGAAGAAGAAAAGGAGGAGTTTTATATTGTAACAGTGAAATTCCCTGAATTAGATAAGTGTATTGTTTACATATCTCGAAAGGAACATAATACGGAAACAATGCGAGCCGCTCTTGCAGAAACTGATGAGGAAGAAAGTTCTGCAGAAACTGTTTTCTATGAAGCTGAAGAATTTCTTGGGAGTTTTATAGGAAGCGATCTCTTTGGAGTATTTTCTATAGACTACGAAGTCTATGATACTGAAGATAATCATATCTGTAGTATTAAGAATAAAAAGGAACTTTCTGAAATTTATAATAAAGCTATAGAAGAAGGAACTACATTTGTTGTCTACGTCGGTAGTGAAAAAGTAGAAATCAATTCTGAGCATAATATTGATTATTATGATGAAAAAATTGCATTCTAATCGAGAATACTGAAATCAATTAAAGGAAAATGATAAAGTATTAGTAAAATCTAAAGACTGGTATGATAAAAATGCCGTTGAAGAACTTACAGGTTTAAATGTTCCTATAGGTCCCAAATTTATTCCAGCAATGACTGAAGACTGTAATAAATTCTTGACAGTTTCTAATATTATAGGTTGGAGTAGTGAAAAAGACTTACGCTTTGAAATTAAACATAACTGGTATACATACTCAAGTCTTTTTGTTCATAAGCTAATTATTCGTAACTATAGAATTTTATTGTAATAATTTTTTAAAAATAAGTGTATAAGTATTTGGATATATTAATTTTTGTCCTTATATTTGTACACTTTTCTGATGAATTCAGACTGATTGATCCGTAGTGTAATGGTTACCACACAAGATTTTGGTTCTTGGAATCCTCGTTCGAGCCGAGGCGGATCAACTAAATTTTAAATATATGAAAGAGTGGTGGTATAAAATTAAGAATTTCTTTAGAAATCTCTATATTTATAGAAAAATATTAACAACGGATTATCAATTTGATTATGGATATCTTCTTGATTTAGAAAAGTTTAAGTTACAGTTAATGCTTAAATCTTTTAAAGATGTATCTCATGTAGATCATACTAGTAATATTCGTTGGATATCTATATGTATTAAACTTATTGATATTATTCAAGAAGAAGATTCTGCTCTAGAAGTTGTTAAAATGGAAATGAGTAAACCTCAGTTCAAACTTATTAAATATGTAAATATTAATAATGCATCTCGATTCAGAATTGAATATTTTGACCGATATGATGGACTTCAAGTATATCGAAGAGAATTATTAAGACAGCAAAAAGCACTTTACTTATATAATAAAATTAGATATAATTATATGTTAGAGTGGTGGGATTAACTTTAAATATATGAGATATATAAGATATTTTGCTAAGCATCAATTATTAAAAGGAGATAAAATAGTAATCGCAAGTAAAGAAGTTTTGAAAGATAATAGAACAGTGTATCCTTTTGTAGATAGCGAAATGCTAAAATATGCAGATCAAGTTCATACTTTAAAGTCTGAACCTAAAGATGTAGTTTATCTTACAAATACTCAAAACAGGGTATGGGGTCCAACCTTTTTCAGAAATTTAATTATTCGCAATTATAGACTTCTATTAGAAAATTAATTATTCAAGATTTTTTAATGTTTGAATTAAAAAAGATTTATCTTCTTAGTAAGAAAAAATATATACAAGTATGTAAGGAAGGGAATATTTGTTTCTCTAAGAAGCGATTACCTTGTTGTTTTCAATATAGTTCAGATTGTTCTTTTTATCCTTGTCCAAGTAGAGTATATACGTATTAAATATAGAATAACTTTATAAATAGTGGTCTTATAGGGTAGTGGTTATCCTTCCAGCTTGTCACGCTGGAGACACGAGTTCGATTCTCGTTAGGACCGCAAAAATTAAATAAAATAATGGCTCCTTAGTTCATTCGGTAGAATATGGGCTTTGTAACCCCAAGAGAACGGATCGTAACCGTTAGGAGCCTCTATTATTGGGGGGGGGTATGTAAATACTCTCTCACAATATTAACTTTTTAAAACTATTAAACATGTTTAATTCAAAAGGTACAACATCTGTAGATCTGTCGAAGAAAGTAGACAGCGTTTTAAATGCTTTTAAAACAGCAATTGATGGACTTAATACAGTTAATACTCAGGCAAAAGCTGGTATTGCTGCTAAAGAAGAGGAAATCAAAGCTGCTCAAACTGAGAAAGAAGCACTTGAGACAATCTGCAAAAAGAATGAAAGTGTTCTTGCAAAATTAACTGCTATCCTTGAATAAAGGATAGTTTTTACGGGAGTAGTTCAATTGGTAGAGCCCGTGGTTTGGGACCACGAAGTTGCACGTTCGAGTCGTGTCTCCCGTACAAAAATTATTATATTTATGGAAGATTTTATTGAAAATCCCAATCCGTTCTGTATTCAAATTGTAGAAGGTTATATAATTCAAACTACTCCTTCAGATAGTGAGTCTTGTTTAGCTCCTGATCAATTTGGCAATTATTGCATATGTCGATCTCGAGCAAAAATAGGGTGTTGTTTTATTTGTGAGAATTATTCAGAGTATAGTAATTATATAATACAGACTCAAATTAAATACAGAATTTATGTAAATAGTAAATAGAGAGTTAGCCAAGTGGTTCACAGCACCTGATTTACATTCAGGAGATCGAGAGTTCGACTCTCTCACTCTCTACTAATAACTAATATGTATAAGATGATAACACTAGATCATGTAAACAAAAATTCTGGAAACTTTCTTCCAACACTCTGGTTAGTAGATAAATATAAACAGTATCCAAACTGCGTATCAGTAATTTGTAACCTTGAACAGAAGAAACTAAACGAAAATAAATTCTTAAAAAGATTTAAAGAAAAGTTCGCTAATTTCTGTATATGGGAAGATAATGTAATCGGAGTTAAACCTGAAGTTTCTGAAGAAGTACTTGAAGAATTAGATCGCCCGTTTTATGTAAGTCAACCTACTGCTTTACAATTCAGTGGAATTTGTGAAGAATATAAATGTGCATTAAGCTATTATTCTTCTAGAATGTTAATCTATTTTTGCGATAAAGCACTTATAGGTAACTTTATAGAGGATATTAAATCTTTATTTGAAGAATGTTCAGAAAAAGTAGTTTCTACAACAAAAGTTAACTTAATTACTTTTGATGGTCAGGATTATGGTTTAACTGAATGTAAGATTAGAGATGTTAATGTTGACCTTGATAAACACTATAATGATGATTTCAAACCTGTTTATAAAGATATTTCTGACTTCTTAAATAGTCCAAAATCTGGTTTAGTTATTCTTCATGGAACTCAAGGTACTGGTAAAACCTATATGATTCGTCATTTAGTTAATAATTTTGATAAGCAATTTATTATTATTAATAACTCTATGATGAATAGCTTATCTGATCCTGTATTCTTAAACTTTATTCTTGATCATAAGAATTCAGTAATTATTCTTGAGGATTGTGAACAGCTTCTTAAAGATCGTTCTGAAAATGTATTTACAAATGGTATTAGTAATATTCTTAATATGACTGATGGTATTTATTCAGATATTTTAAATATTAAGTTTATTGCTACATTTAATAGTCCTGATACAAGTATTGATAAAGCATTGATGCGAAAAGGTCGACTTGCTGCAAAATATAAGTTTGACGAACTCTCTTTAGAAAAGACTAATAAAATACTTAAAGAATTAGGCAAACCTGAAGCAAGTAAGGGCATGACTCTTGCAGATATTTATAATCTTGATGTTCAGTCTTATGAACATAAGACTAGACGTAAAATTGGATTTTAATGATATTTTGGATATTGATTTATTGGTTACTTTGTGCATTTATTGTTATTGGAACAGATGATGGAGAACCATGGACTGTTGGAGATAAATGGTACATAGTATTTGCAGGATTTTATGTTCCTATAATAATTGGCCTATTTATAGGTAGTTACATTAAAGAAACTGGATTTTTTGATAAAAAACATCCATGGGAACATTAATCTATATGTTGTCCGTAGCTTAGTTGATTAAAGCGCAAGTTTGTGGCACTTGAGATCGGGAGTTTGAATCTCCTCGGACACCTAAAAGTATTCTTTAAACATACGAATCTGGACAAATGGTTAGACCTTATCTTATAAACCCCAAACTATAAGAATTAAGAAGTATTTCTCTCGAAATTAGGTAGATCCAGCTTCCTAGAGAGATAGAAGAATACTTACGATATAGTAGATTAGTTAAAATAATAATAACTTCTACTAAATACCTACATGGCGCAATTGGTTAGCGTACTTCTCTGATAAGGAAGCGGTTGAAGGTTCAAGTCCTTCTGTAGGTACTAAAAGAGAAAATTATGAAAGAATATAAGATTTGGAAATTTATACCAGGAAAATATTTACAAACAGTAACTGTTAGTCTTGAAGAGGAATATCCTTGTAAACAAAAAAGATGTGGATATTCCTGTTTAGGAGATAAAACAGAACACGTATGTTTTATTAAAGTAAATCTTACTTTTGAAGAACGTGTAAATTTAAAATGTACGGCTTCAAATAATAAAGAACATAAAAATTTTATACATATTAGACTTTTACATAGAATTTTTGTAAATAGTAAATAAAGAGGAGTGCAATCCTTGGGAAGAGCTTATAATATAATCGGTTAGTATCCTACACTTTTAATGTAGTTGTCAGGGTTCGAGTCCCTGTAGGCTCACACAATTTTTAAGTCAGAATCACAAATGATAAAACGTTTTGAAAATAAGTATATACAATCTATAAGAAGAGGTTATTTATGTCATATTACTCCTAATAAAAAATGTTATGGATTTGAATATCATCATAATTCAAATGGATGTGAGATTTTTAATGAGAAATTTGGAGGATGTAGTAACAGACGTTATAATATGATTAAATATAGGATCTATGCAGATTAAATATTTTCCTGAAATAAAGTGTTGTATACAAGCAGTTAGATCTCTAAAACGAAATTATTGTAGTAATAATCAATGTTATAAATCAACTAATTATTGTATTTTGTTTTTACCTGCTTTTAATAAAAGTTGTCTTAAATATTATTTTTGGAGAGTTTCTTATCGTGTATTTTTAGAAGCTTCTTATGATAGAATGTAAAATATAAGGGAGTATGGCTGAGTGGTTTAAGCACAAAACTGTTAATTTTGGTAACGTGGGTTCAATTCCTACTGCTCCCGCTAATATTAAACTTAATAACAAATAATTTGTTACAAATTTATTAACTTTTTGTGTTAAAACAAGGAAGATTAAGCCAAGTTGGACTAATGGCAGCACTCTTGAAAAGTGTAGGTCGCTTAAAACGGCGTGGGGGTTCGAGTCCCTCATCTTCCGCAGTTAAACTTAAATTATATGCAAAGACCTATTGTATTAAAATATTGGAGAATAATTAGATATAAAACTTTAATTATTCAATGTGTACCTGAAGGAAAACCTGAGAAAAGATTTTGTTATGAATCTTCTGTTGGAAAGCCATGTGCTTTTACAGGAAAGGCTTGCACTGATTTTAAATGTATAGATAGAGCAGATGGTCTTCGAGTTAGGTATATTAAAGTAGATTATAGAGTTTATGTTAATAGAATATAGAGTTTCTCAAATTATAAAAATTCCAAATAATAGTTATCTATTATTTCAAACTGTTTTAGGTGAGAAAAACAATAGCTCGTGTTCTGTAAGTTTTATTAAAAATAAAGGTTGTTTACTTCACACATATAATAGACGTCTTTGCCATAAGTTTTTATGTAATCCTAAAGAACGAAAAGATGGTATTAGAGTACGTTATATTAGACTAGATTATCGAATTTATTTATTTAAATAAGCACTCTTGATGTAACTGGTAACATGACAGTCTCCAAAACTGTTCTTTGGGGTTCGAATCCTTAAGAGTGTGCTTATATAATTAGGGCTGTTAGTATAGTGGCTATTACATCTGGTTTGCAACCAGAAAACAGGGTTTCGATTACCCTACGGTCCACAATCTTCTATAGATTAGGATTCTATACAGAAAGAGTACTGTAATCTGTTAAGAGCTTATAAATCAGACGTTAAAGAAAAAAGTTTTCGGGGCTGAAGAGCCCTGCTATGAATCTAATCCTAGTAGAAATACTAGGATTTTTGGAACTGCGGTGTGCGAAGTGCGCTCGCTGGACTGAAAATCCAGAGGTAAATGTTCGACTCATTTCAGTTCCGCGCTATCGTCTTCCTTATTAAGTTTGGTAACACGTGCACTGCCTGTAAATCTTAATAATAGATATGCTTAGTACTTATTTTTATTAGTGGATGTATTAGCTCAGTGGTAGAGCTCTGGCAGGAAGTACTAGAAGGGCATAGGTTCGAATCCTATATGCATCCCTTAAATTGAAAATTATGATTATACCTCCAAATTTTTTAGTTAAAACTATTCCACTATATAGTGGAGGAGATGTATTTACTCCACATGTAGTAATAAATTATCTTACAAGAAGTCTATTTTTTATTCTTTTAAAATTTCCTCCGAATAGGAAATTGATAAAAGTTAAAGAAATAAAAGATAGAATTTTTATTAAAAATCTTGATCATAAGATGACTATGGGTCTTATGGAAGCAAAACGAATTGTAGATGAATTAACTATAGAATATGATATGAATAATATCTATAGAATACGATTGGTAGAATAGCCAAGTTGATAAGGCAGTGGTCTGCAACACCACGATCGCAGGTTTGAGTCCTGCTTCTACCTCTAGGCGGGATAGACTGGAGATGGTTCCCAGCTCGGTCTCATAAGCCGATCTACGTGAGTTCGAATCTCACTCCCGCTAGAGTATAAAGATAGTATACCTCCACGTGGTTATACTTGGGTAACGCTAAATTACTATCATGATTTGTATATACTGTATAACAAACAAAATAAATAATAAGCAGTATGTAGGTAAAACTACTAATGGAATTTGGAGGAGATGAAAAGAACATATATCTGACTCTAAAAGAAAAAGAAAAGAAAATCGTCCACTATATAAAGCTTTTCTTAAATATGGAATTTCTAATTTTAAAATTGAAGTTTTAGAAGAGTGCTCATTTGAGATTCTTTCAAAAAGAGAAGTGTATTGAATTAATAGACTTCAAACTTACAAATATGGATATAATGCTACTAAAGGTGGAGATGGTTCTCAACTGTATGATTACTATAAAATTATATCCCTTTATAAGGAATTGAAATATATCTCTAAAGTTGCAGAAAAGGTACAATGTTCAATAGATACTGTTAGAAAATGTTTAAAACTTTATAATATTCCAAAGTATCGGCATATATCAGAAAATGTAAATCCTCCAAAAAGAATTCAACAATATTCTTTAAATGGAGATTTATTATCTGAATTTGATTCTGTACAAAAAGCTGCAGAATGGTTATATGTTAATAAAAAAGTTAAAACTTTAGTTTCAGGAGTTAGAGGACATATATCTGATGCTGCTAGAGGTAAAATAAAATCTGCATATAAATATATATGGAAATACATATAAAGTTATGAGAAATATATTTAACGTACTTATATGGAATTTTAATACACAAACAATAGAAGAATATAATGTTATTCCATATTTTGTAAGAGAATGGAAAGAAGAAAAAGATAAATCTAAATTTAAGTCTTTTGATGATATTAAAGAATTTGTTAGAAGTAAATCTTTATATCAATTCTGGTCTCGATGTGAATATGAAATGATTGTTAAAGGATGGCCTGTAACTAAAAGAGAAATTAAATTAGATGTACATGAACAAATCATGATGAATCTTGATTTAGTTACACAAGTTTTTATAAATACTATTGGATGGAAAGTAAAGTAAAGGATATTTTGTTACTTTTAGAACAAAATGGATGATCTGATCTTATCGATAGTCGATGGGAACAACAGGTTAGAGAGGAAATATTAACAGCTTATCCTGATATTGATATAGATACTTTAGATAAGGTATTAGAAATTGTATTAATTTAATTAGGATTACAAGTGAAAATAATTGTAAGTCTAGTTGACTATAATCACGATGAAACTGCAATTATATTTTACTGTAGAGCAAAAGATCGTGAGGATTATATGCGAGTATATGGTATTTTTGATACAGAACAATTTGAAATTATTGAATCAAGAATTACTGATATAACTATTTTTAGAAAAATGGTTGAAAAACTTAACGATTTTGGATTTGAAAATGAAAAATATAAAGAAAATAATCCTAATTTTGATATTAATATTGTTAAGCTCATGTGCAACAACAAAGTTTAACTTAATGGTTGGTCCTACAGGTGAGGAACAGAAAACATATATAGAAAATATAAAACAGTATAAATAATGATAATTATTATTTTCATTTTATTTTATTTACTTCCTATATTTTTAATTCATATCGTTGGATTATATTTTTGGAAGAAGCGCACTGATTGTGGGAAAACAATAGGAGATATGTATGAATATTATGATGCAGCTGATGGAAATCCTTTAGTAATTTTTACTTGGGTTCCTCTAGCTAATATTTTTATATTATTAGCAGGGTTTATTATATTTTTTATAAACTTAATGAGCAATATAAAAATTCGATAGTATGTATACTCTTTTTGTTATTATTTTATGTTATATTATTCCTGTATTTATTAACGCTTTTCTCTTTATTTTTGCTTATAAAGTAAGTCATAAAGAAAGAATTACTATTGGAAAAATATTTGAATATTGGAACGATAAGTTTAGGGATAGTGATGGTGATAGTAGTCTTTGTTTATTCCTTTTTATTCCTGGAATGAATATACTATTTATATTCTATACTTTTTTCTTATCGTTGTACAATATATTTAAAAATATAGAAGTCTAATGTTCACTTTTATTACAGGTCTAATTGCAGTTTTAGTATGTGGAGCTCTTATAGGATATGAACGGCAATTTAAATCTAAAATAATTGGAATTAGAACCTGTATATTAATTATGTTAGGTTCTTTTATTTTTACATATATTTCAATTAAAATAGGTGGAGATCCGTCTAGAGTTGCTGCACAAATCGCTTCTGGCGTTGGTTTTATTGGTGCAGGTATAATATTTAAGAATGGAATTGATGATATTCGTCATCTAACTACAGCTGTATTAGTTTGGGTATTAGCAGCTTTAGGTAGTTTAATTTCTCTTGGATATTTATTTGAGTCATTGATGATAACTGGAATAATCTATATAATCCTTAAAATAAAAATACTAAAATGAACAAAATTGAAAAGCTGTACAGGTCTATGTATGAAAATGAATTACGTAAACTAAGAAAATGTGCAGAATCTGTTCAAAAACTTTCTCAATATGTTGCATTTAAAGCATGGAGCGAGGAAGTAATGGCTTACTTATTCTTTAAAATAGATCGTTTAGATTATATTTGGGAATGGGAATATAAGGATAAAATTGCAACGTTTATTCAGGATTGTCAAGAAACTGCTTTGCGAAAAGTAAAACTTAGTTCTAAATGACAGAAGAAAGAAAACTTTGGTTATCAATATGTAATAATGATTTAAAGAAATTAGAAGCTTGTGCTGAATCTATTCAAACTGAAACTCAAAGAAGTGTGTTTTTGAATTGGAGTGAAAGGTAAAGTGGAATATTATCTTTAAATTAGATAAAGCTACTCGTTGGGGGCATAGTCCTCATAGAAGAGAAATTTCTTATATTATTTCTGTATATCAACAAAGAGTTAGAGAAATGATGCTAGAATAAATATTAATGGTTTGCGTCGTTGGTGTTAGTGATAGCATATTAGACTTCCAATCTAAAGGGGAGAGTTTGAATCTCTTACGACGCTCTAAAGTGAATAATGAATATTGATGAAAACTATTAAAGAACTTTCAGATAGACAAATTAAACTTGCGTGAATTAGTAGTAAAAGTTTATATGAAATTTGTAAAAAATTAGAAATTCACGATAATACTTATAATAGAAAATATTTAAGAGTTTGAGGAGTTAAGGAAGGACTAAAAATTCCTGTTTTTACACGATTTACTAAAACAGATTATGTAAAAAATCCTAAATTGTGTAAAAAATGTAAAAAACCTATTCCTTGAAATCAAAGAGAAAATAACTTCTGTTCTCATTCTTGTGCAACTAGTTATACAAATATAAAAAGAGGTGCTATAACTAGTGGTAAATATGTCAAAAATGCAACTAGTAAATGCTTAAATTGTGGAAAGGAAATTTTTGCAAGAAATAAATATTGTAGTATTATTTGTCAAGTTGAATTTAAATATAAGGAGTATATTCAAAGGTGGAAAGACGGGAAAGAAACAGGAATGTCTGGTACAGATGGTCTTTCAAATCATATAAGAAAATATTTATTAGATAAGACTAATTATACTTGTAAAATTCCAGGGTGTGGATGCAATTTTATTAATCCTTATACTGGATTATCTATTTTGCAAATTCATCATATAGATGGAGATGCAACTAATAATAAAGAGCAAAATCTTCAGGTTTTATGTCCTAATCATCATGCTATGACAGAACATTTTGGCTCCAGAAATAAAAATAGTACTAGAAAGTATCGTTATAAAAAGTAATTACCCACTCTAATAAATTTTAAAAACATGAAATCCTTATCCAAAATTTTTAATGCAATATATTTGTGTATAAGATTCCCATTCTTATATCCAAGAAATAGATTTTCAGATGAACATACAGTTTATATAAGATGGATGTCTAATTTAGTATACAAATACTATAGTAAGTCTTATTATGATATCAGTTTAGCTTATAAGTTTTATAAAGATCCTCAAGAATGTACTACTATTACAAAGCAAGTAATCTTCAAGGATAAATACAATTTTAAAGCAAGGCTTATACGTAATAATACTATTTTAAGATTTTATAGTGATATATTGAAAGAACCTTATGATTTTAATATACAAAAGTATGTGGGTGATAATTTTAAGATTTCAGGAATTACTGTAAGTAAATCAACCTTCAATAATATACCTGTTTTATATTATCATATACATAAAAAGGAAGTTACTAATACTAATTATGGATTTAGTTATAAGAAGTTAGAATTTGTAGCTGATACCAAAAGTGTCAAGATCTATACTATTCTAAACTATATTTACGAAAATATAATTCCTAAAATTTGTTTTATTCCAACTTATACAGAACTTAATAGTATGCCAATTGGTTGGAGAAAAGCATTTGGCATTCAAATGTGTAAAGAAATAAAACAAGCTCTTAAAAAGCATAATTATTTATATAATTATAGAATTATGCAGATTAAAGAGAAGTACGGTTCTCTTCGTTGGTATGATGCAGGAGCTCCAGAAGAAATACAGACTATAATTAATAAGTATGAAGATATTTCTTATCATACATGTATAAGTTGTGGAAAACCTGCTAAATATTTAAGTACAGGGTGGATATGTCCTTATTGTGAAAAATGTGCTCCAAGGGGCAGTAAGTTAATGAAATAATGACTTTTAAAGAATTTTGTAAAGAACTATTAGAGGAGTATGGATATATAATATTTCAATATGATAGTGTTATTTCTTTTACTCAAACTTTTCCTGATACAACTTGCGGATTAGGTGGGATAGGAGGACAGGCACTTACTGATGCTCAAATATTTATATTTGTTAATCAAAGTGATAGAAATGCTATTGTAATTGGTCCTGCATGGAGTTATTACATAGAAGGTATTACTGAAAAATTTTCAGTAGATTGTTGTAATCATCATATAGCTGGAATTAATAATATTGCAAGAATTAAAAAATATGGTGACATTAAAGAAATTAAAAGAGCTTAAGCAAATTAAGCGAGATAATAAGGTAATTTATAATTTGTTAAATACTATCATTGGAGAGTGTGAACAAATTAGTAAAGATCCTTCTTGTAGTCAAGTTATGGATGTTATACAGAAAATGTATAAAGATAATAAACAGACTATTAGTGAATGTTCGGTGGATAGAGTTGATCAACTTAATACTCTAAATGAAGAAAATGCTTTTCTTGAAAGCTATTTACCTCAACCTCTTACGAAAGAAGAATTAACTGCACTTATTGGTTCACAATTAACTGCAGGTAATAATATGTCAAAAATTATGAAATATCTTTCAGAAGAATATAAAGGAAGATATGATGGTAAAGTTGCAGTAGAAATTATTAAATCCTTACAATAATGTTAATTGTATTTATTATAATATTCGTAGCTTTATATGAACTAGTAACAGTTATATATTATGAAAGTCTTAAGATAAGACTTGTAAAAGTAGGCACCTTTATAGATCATCTTAATACTTTTGGTTCTACAGAAGATAAACAAATTTTCTATAAGTTTTTTAAAGAAGTTAATGCAGAATCTATTAGATGCAATGCTAAACTCGATATAACTGTAGAAAATGCAAGTAAACCTGAACTTTGGTACAGATATCCTTCAAATCCTAATACCTTTAAAGAGTGTTTCAAACTTTTTAATTTATGTTTTTATCGAAATGTACTTAAAGATCCAATTGATAAAATAATTAACTGGTTTAAAAAATAAAATATGAAATTTTTACTTTGTCTAATTTGTTTAATTACAGTTAGTTGTAATGCTGTAATTGATCCTAAATCAGAAACTATAAGATCTGAAGATGGATACTATCTTGGTACTGCACATAAATTTAAATTTGAAGGACACGATTATATTAGTTTTACTAAAGGTTATGGTGTAGCAGTTGTTCATAATCCTAAATGTCATTGTAATCTAAATGAAGACTATTAAAACATATTGTCCAGAATGTGACAAAGAAACAGTTCATATAATTTGGACAGAAGATGGTTATGGGGCTTCTGGTGTAGCAAGAATTTTTTCTACCTTAATTTCTCTTGAAATGGCTAATTTAGCTTGCACTACATACAGTAAATGTATTAGTTGTGGAAAAACTAAACAGTTATAACTATGAAAACACTTCTTTGGGTAGATGATGCTCGTAATCCAATGGAAGATGATTGGTTAAATTTTAGTCCAATTGGCCGAAATTGTCTTGTAATATGGGCACAATCTTATCAAGAAGCAATACAATTTCTTGAAAAAGACTGGCCTGATGCAATTTGTCTTGATCACGATTTAGGGGAAGAAGAAAGTGGTTACGATATAGCTAAATATATTGTAAATCGTTGTATTGATGAAGGAAAGAAACTTCCATTATTTGCAAGTCAATCTGCAAATCCTGTAGGTAGAGAAAATATTCTTTCTTTATTTAAAAATTATGAAAAATTTTATTCAACATGTTGTTTATAGTCATAGAGAGGGATTACGTTGGTACTTTAAATCAACAGAGCGTAAAGATACGTTTGTAATTTCTTTATATCCTTGGGATATTAGACTTTTAAAATATGGATTTTATTTACTAATTCCGCCTCTTAAAGAAACTCATATTAGAGGCAACTGGAATTAAAAAAGGTATGCCCACGCAGCAGAGTTGGAGATCTGCACGAAACTGTAAATTTCGCGTCTCAGACTAATGAGGTTCGAATCCTCACGGGGGCACAAAATAATAAAAATTGCAAATAATGAAAAATTTTCAAGTAACTTCAAAAGAAGATAATCAAAAATACTGGATTTCGAGGTCTTGTGCAGTTGCTATGTTTCTATTTTCTAGAGATAAATTTGGAAACTTATGTGTTTTAGCAAATAAACGTGGTACTGGAACTCCTGATTTTCAAGGATATTGGAATTGTCCTTGTGGTTATATAGACTTTGATGAAACTGGAGAAGATGCCGTTTGCAGAGAAATTATGGAAGAAACAGGATATGTAATTACTCCTGAAGTTCCTAAATTTGTAGAGGTTGAAACAAGTCCAAAGGCCAATAAGCAAAACATTACTCTTATATATACGGCTTTAGTACCTTATAAATTACTTTCTCAAGTCCAACCTACTGGAGGTGAAGATAATGAAGTTAAAGAGATTAAATGGATTGATATAAGAAAATTAAACAACTATAAATGGGCATTTAATCACAACAAAATAATTGAAAGAATTATACTTTTAAAACAATATATACAAAATGACAGACATAAACACTTTAGCTAAAAGTGGTTGGTATGAAACTAATCACGATAAGTATAAGTATGTTTACTTAGAGCTTGATTATAGTAAAAAAATTAACAAGTTTGTATTTTCAGGCTGTTTAAGCCCTCAAGGGTTAGCTTATTTTCCACTTCCTAATCAAATTTATAGAGAACCAGATAGTGGAAATATGTTTTGTGTCCCTTTTACATTATTTTCGCTTGTAAAATTTTGTGACGGAACTTTACTTCCACTAGTTTTAACTGAAGACTTAGTAAAAAGGTATGCAGATCCTGAAAATATTGTTCTAACTTCTTTATGTATTAATATCTCTCGTTATGCAAGTAGTTTAGACTTTAGTACTATTCATCTTACTCGAGATACTCCTTTAAGAAATCTCTTGAGTGAAGAGGCATTAAGAGTTGTTACTGGTAGTATGTTTGACTATTTTATGATAGGTGTATTAGAACATAAGAAAGAGTTTGATGAGCTTAATACTTCTCATTCAAATATAGAGTCTTTCATTAAGGTAATCTTAAAAATAATGGATTTATAATAAGTTCTATATTAGAACTTATTATGGAGAGTTGGGGGAGTTGGCTTAACCCATCGTCCTGCTAAGACGACGTACCTCAAAAGGGTGCCACTAGTTCGAATCTAGTACTCTCCGCAAATTTAAAATAACATGAGTAAACTAATAATTAATAAACATCAAATTTGTTATATACCAGAATACAATTTATATTTACAGAGAGTAGGAGTAGATAATACAAGCGTTCGTCATACTTGTGAACGTATATGTTCGATTTATCAGATCTGTAGGGATGGTTATTGTCGTAATAAGACTAGAGACCCACATTATGGTAATCATGGTTGCGCAGATAACGGAGAGCAAGACGCTTATAAAATTATTTGTTATAGAATATACTTAGAACTTATAGAATGGAAATAGCAAATTTAAAGGTATATAATGATAATATGCGAAAGTCACTCTTAGATAAAGCATATTTCTTATCTTTTGTAGATTCAGATACGTTCATTGATTTTGGATGTGCAGATGGATCTTTATTAAAACATATTCATGAGATGTTTCCTGATAAGAAACTAATTGGATATGATATATCTCCTGAAATGCTTCAAATTGCAGAAAAGAATCTTGAAGGATGTAATGTTTCTTTATATAATAATTTTGAAAACGTTATATCCTTAAAGTTAGATAATGCTACTTTGATACTTTCTTCTGTTATTCATGAAGTTTATAGTTACGGTGATAATCAAAGTGTAAATGAATTTTGGAGACAAGTTTTTAATGAAAACTTTAGATATATTGCTATTCGAGATTTAACTCCTCGAAAATCAATTGATAGAATGTCTGATATTAATGATGTTTCTAGAGTTTTACATAATGCTAATCCCACACATTTAGCTGAGTTTCAATCTATTTGGGGAAATATTAGTAACAATAAAAATCTAGTTCATTTCCTTATGAAATATAAATGGGTTGAAAATTGGGCTAGAGAAGTTAGAGAAAATTATTTTCCAATAACTATCGAAGAGTTTTTATCAAAAGTTCCTAATAACTATGTTATTGATTATTTTTACGAATTTATTATGCCTCAAACTCAGCAAGGGATTCTTAAAGATTTTAATATCTTATTAAAGGATACAACTCATTTTAAATGTATTTTAAGACAAATATAATATGAAAGTAGTACAAGTAAATGTAGATTACTCAAAAGAAGTTAATTCTTGTAACAAAGAATGGTTAAATCAGTCTGATCGCTTTTGTGATATTCTTGTTCGAGATGATAAAGCCGAAACAGTTAAATATACAGGTGTATTAGATCAGAGTCAACTTGAACATGTCATTATTTTTATTCAAGATGGTCGTTCAAGTTCTGATATTAAAGATCTAATTGAACATTATGAGAACGAGAACGCAAAAGTAGATGATCTTATAGGAGATCCTATTTTTATTGAAGGGTAGAATATTAGTTATCAACTTAGAAAATCCTAGGCAATTTAGACTGGTTTATAGTAAGGCGTAGATAGAGGACACACTACGATAAGTTGATAGCTTTAAGCCCCTGTGGCGTAATTTGGTAGCCGCGCTAGACTTAGGATCTAGTGAGGAAACTCGTGCAGGTTCGATTCCTGTCAGGGGTACATTTATTAAAAATAAATTTATGTTTAAGTTTATTAAAAAGATGTTTCAAAGTAATAAGAACATTCTAACTGTAGGTTTAAATAAAACAGAGTTAGATGAATATGATAAAGCTTTAATTCTTATATGCGGAGTATTAAACGTCGATTTAAGAAAACCTAACTTCTTTGATGAAGCTTTATATGTAAAAACAGCTAAATCTTTTGGGCTTAAAGTTGATAAATCAGATGCGTTTAAAGCTATTGATTTAATATTTCAAAATATTAGTTCTAAACGTAATCATAATGAAATTGTATTACAATATTTAATTAAAGTAATGCAAATTCCATCTAAAATATTTTATGATGATAGTTTTTATAAGTTTGTAAGGGAAGCTTTTGAAAGAATTTCTAGGTTTTATAATAAACAAAAACAGTTTGGTCAGTTTGAAAGTTATTGTTGTAAATTTATAAAACCTGATTGGCAAAACGCCTTTATATTTGATAGTCCTGAAGCAAATTTTTATAGAACTTTTTGGAGTGGATGGATCGATTACATTAGAAGTCAAAGACAATATTATCAGAACTATCAAAATAATAGAAATTATCAAAAGTCTCAACCTAGTATTACGAAATATTATGAAATATTAGGTATTAGTGTTACAAAAGATAAAGCTATTATTAAATCAGCTTATCGTAAATTATGTCTTCGTTATCATCCTGATAAAGGTGGATCTAAGGAAAAGTTTATTGAAATTAATCAAGCATATGAATATTTAATTACACATGTCTAAAATGTATAAATTAATGAGTCTTAAAGGCTATAACGGGCCTGAAGATGTAATAAAACTTCAAGAATGGTTAGCTATAGAAAAACAAATATTTATTGAGACAAGAGTGTGTTGGAATAAAGAAGGAACTTTCCCTATTGGATATAGTGCAAGAGCTTGGATGCCTCCGTATACATTATATACAGTAGCTCCAACAGAATTAACTATTGAAGAAGCAGTTATGGCAATTCTAGCAAGAATTTATGATTATATTTAAATAATCTTGCTCCCGTAGTTCAAGGGATAGAAATTAATTTTTGATTCGAACTTTGTATTTTTGATAAAATTTTTGTATCTTTGTGTACGAAAATTTTAAATATAAAATATATGATAAGTTGAAAATTAGAAAAAGAAAATTTAATTAAGTTCCTTATTGATGAAAAATTAAGTTTTGAAGAAGTAGGTCGTAAGTATAAATGTAGTGGTAGCAATATTAGAAAAGTAGCACAACGTTTAAATATAATTGTTCCTTCTAGAAGAGCAGTAAATCCATGCGAAACTTTTAGAAGAGGAACTGCTAAAAAAGGTATCTGTAAGAACTGTGGAAAAGAATTTATATTATATTTATCTCATAGCGGAATTTATTGTAGTAGTAAATGTCAACAAGAGTATCAATCTAAGAAAAGATATGAATTAATTCTTAATGGAGATCCTTCTATTATGAGAGCTAATTATAACCCTAGATCATCTAAGAAGTATATATTAGAGGAACAGAATAATAAATGTGCCATTTGTGGGATGGAACCCAGTTGAAATGGGAAAGAGTTAGTTTTTATTTTAGATCATATTGACGGTCATGCTTCTAATAATAAAAGAGATAATTTAAGATGTATATGTCCTAATTGCGATTCTCAGTTGGATACTTACAAATCTAAAAATAAAAACGGAGACAGATATTATTATAGATACTATAAAAGTAGGAGTGACCAGAATGGATAATGGACCAGACTTCTAATCTGGCGAGCTGCAATGCTCATTGCGGGTTCGACTCCCGCCTCCTATACTAAATAAATATAACTACGATATTATATAAAGTTCAGAAATACTTTCCTACAGATTTTACAAAAAAATTTATAGAATGTAATATTTGTTCTATAGACAATTTTGAAAGAGAAAGTATAAAACATGCTATTCGCGATGGTGTTAAACCACATATTTGTTCAGGCATGTGTAGAGAGTGTAATAATTTTATAGGTTTAGCTGGAGTAGATCTTGAAAAACAAACAGGAACTGTAATATGTTCTCATAAAAATTATTACAGACTTGAATTTGATGAAAATGAAGTTTAGTAAATTATTATATATGAAATTATACGATTCAACTGAAAACACATTTCATTGGGAAAAATTAGATTTAATCCCTGAAATAGAAAAACTAAAACGAATACCTCAAAATGAAATATGGCACAAAGAGGGTAATGCTTTTGTACATACTTGTATGGTCGTACAAAGTGCATTAGATCATATTTCAAATGAAACTATTGATTATTTAGCATCACCTGAAATTAGAGAAATTTTGGTGTATGCTGCTTTATTGCATGATGTTGGTAAAGCTTTTACAACAAAGAAAGGAGAAGATGGCCTATATCATGCAAGTAACCATGCAATTAAAAGTGCAGAAATTGCAAAAGATTTATTAGTTAAGTTAGAAGTAGATGAACATTTACATACAGCAATTATTTCATTAATTCGCTGGCATATGCAGCCTATGTATATTCTTGAACAGACAAATCCTGAAAAAGCTATACTAAAACTAGCTAATAATCTTAATGAAGTAAATGTAGAACTTTTAATTCTACTAAAACAATGTGATTGTGAAGGTTCAATCTACGATAAGGATGATCATCGAGACGAAATACTCCAAAAGGTAAGAGAGATTTATTATGATAAAATTACTTACAAACGTGGAGAAACAGTTAAGATTACTAAGTTATCAGACAATGATACTTGTAGTTATGTTCCAGGACATCATCCTAATGGAATTAATACTGGATATGAAAAAATAGGTAGGCTAATTGAACCTATTACAAAAGGACATAGAGTATATCTAGGACTTGGATTCTCTACATCTCCTGTTGTAGAAATCGTTAGCAAAAATTGTTTTAAAACAAGAAATTCTGTATATGAAATTACAGAGGTTTGTAAAACTACAGAAAAATAAAATTTAATATAATGCGTTATTTATTAGTAAAAACCGAAAACATGCCTATTTTGGCTCTGGCTCTTGGAAGTCTAGATTACAAAGCTGGAAATTCACCTATTTTTCCTATTGCGTTTGGAGAATTCTCAATTTTAATTGACAAGGAAGATAAAACATTCTTCTATGTTAAAGGTCGAAAAGAAATTGATAAATTTGTTGAGGATCATGCTAAGATCTATACAACTAATGATTTATCACATGCTCTTGAATTCCTTAAGGAAGACGAAGATGAGGAAACTGATAAGTCTGAAGAAGATAAAGAGGAAATCGATCTCAAGACTATTTTTGAACATCCTTTAATGCAAATTTTTAGCCGACACATTCCTAAGGATATTCTAACTAAGTGTATTATGGAAGCTAAAGAAGAGCGGGAAGAAGAAGAAACTGCAGAGAAGAATTCTGAGTCTACTAGAAACGAAGAATCTAGCTTTTATAAAGAGTTAGTTCCTGGACGAATAGTTCAGTTTGAAAATGCAGGTATGATTCGGTATGGAATTGTACTTAGTAATGGTACAGTGATGCACTTCTCAGGAAGTAATTTAGCTGCTTCAGGATATATTAATAATATTACTAAAGATCGTCCTTATAGAGTTGTACGTATTCTTAAGCCTACAAGCCAGTATTACAATCTAAAGGATGTAAACAATATGGAAGTGGCTTGGGAACGTAAAGTTCGTAAACCTAAAGTTACTAAAACAATAACTGAGATTGAAAAAGAATTAGGACTTGCTCCTGGTTCGTTAGTCATTGAATAAGAGGGAATTAATTCCCTCTTTTTGTTTTTATAAGTATGGGTAAGTTTATTCGGGATTATCAAGTTGATAAGACATTTAGTAAAGAAGAGGAAACTTTTAAGCCTAATCGTAAAAAGGTAAAAAAGTTTAAAGACCCTGAAAAACGTGAAAAGAAACAATCTAAAAAAGATTAAAAGATGACATATGGATTGAACGATATTTGTTTAGTACCTGCTAGGATTAGTGATATTGAACATCGTGAACAATGTAATCCATATAATGCTGATAATATGCTCCCGTTGTTTACTGCTCCTATGAGTTCAGTAATTAACGAGAGCAATTATCAGGTATTTATGGATAATAAAATAAATACTATAATTCCTCGTTCAGTAGATTTATCTACTAGATATGAGTTAATGTCAAAAACTTTTGTGGCCTTAAGTTTATCTGAATTTGAAACATTTGCAGGTCTAGAATTAGGTGAAATTAAGGAGGAAGAAATATTTTATATATGCGTAGATATTGCTAATGGTCATATGCGTAAGCTTATTGATCTTTGTAAATCTGTAAAACAGAAATATGGAGGTCATGTTATACTAATGGCAGGCAATATTGCAAATCCTGATACTTATATAGATTATGCCTTAGCTGGTATTGATTTTGTACGTGTTGGAATTGGTGGTGGATCAGTATGTACTACTTCTGCAAATGGAGGAGTTCATTATGCTATGGCTTCTTTAATTAAAGAGGTTGTAGATCGTAAGTGGGAGATAGAAAAAGCAATTAAAGATGCAGAAGCTATGCATATTTCTCATAAATATGAATCTTTGCCATTTATTGTAGCTGATGGTGGGTTTGATAATTATGATAAGATTATTAAAGCATTAGCATTAGGTGCAGATTATGTAATGGTAGGCAAAATCTTTGCTCAAGCAGAAGAAGCTTGTGGTAAAGTAATTGAACATTGGGTACGAGGAGAATATATTGCTCGAGACCGAGTTTATTACGGAATGTCTACTAAAAAAGCTCAAGTAGAAACTGGAAGTCAAAAATTAAAAACTGCAGAAGGAATAGAAGTTACAGTACCTATTTTGTATTCTTTAAGTGGATGGTGTGAGAATTTTGTTCATTATCTTCGATCAATGATGAGTTATACAAACTCTTTTACACTTAGTGATTTTAAAAATACAGAATATCGTATTGTTAGTCCTTCTGAATATTTATCATATTATAAGTAATGGCAGAGATAATTTATTGTAAATTAACTGAAACTAGATCTCGAAGAACTTGGCAAATATTGCCTAAGCAGTATTTTCCTAACAAAACTCCTGTTTATGAATTAGCTGTATCTATTTCTCAGTATACAATTGATAGGGTACAACATCCTTTTGGTTGTATAGTTGGATTATATGCTAAACAGTTAAATTTTGCATCAACTCAAAAGTATTATTCCTATTCTGGAGACTTGTATTCAATAGCAGATGATCCTAAAGCAGATTCTGGATATCAAAAATACCTCAAAAATAGAGATAAGACTCCTGAAGAAATAGAAGAGGAAGAAGCTAAATTAAAGTCAAAAGTTTTATATCAAATTAAAAATAATCCTGATATAGTTCCTATGTCTATTAATAAGGATGGTTTCTATATTAAGGATGAAACTTTTTATCTACTTACTCGAAATATTTATAAACGTGTAAATACAATGCTAACTGGTCCTACTGGATCTGGTAAAACACAAGTAGTAGAATTAATTTGTAAGCAATTAGGACTTCCTTGTACTATTTATGATATGGGTGCCATGCATGATCCTATATCAGACTTACTTGGTGTTCATCGTCTCGAAGAGGGAAAGTCTATCTTCGACTATGCTAAATTTACTCAAGATGTTCAAAAACCTGGAGTTATTGTTTTAGATGAGCTGTCGCGTGCGCCTGCTACCTGCCTCAATATACTTTTTCCTGTTCTTGACCATCGTAGGACTTTGCCTGTAGAAATTGCAGGTTCTAAGGATATTCGTGAAATTCCTATTCATCCTGAAGTATGCTTTATATCAACTTGTAATATTGGTATTGAATATACTGGTACCTCAACTCTTGATAAAGCATTAAAGAATCGTTTCTTTCCAATTGAATTTACATATCTTCCTGCAGACATTGAAGCTCGAGTTCTCATGAAGAGATGTGATATTGAGAAACAGGATGCTGATATGATTACTTCTATTGCTGCTAAACTTCGTAGGATGGCAGAAAATGCAGAGGCTGCAACTACAGTATCAACTCGAGAAACTTTAATGATTGCAGAATTAATTCATGATGGATGGTCAACATTAGATGCATTAAATTATGTATTAATTCCATTATGTGATAGTAAGGAATCTCGAGAATTAGTACGAAAATTATTAATGAGTAAATAATATGTCATTTACTGACTGGTTTGGGCGTAAAGGTAAGAATTATACATCTACTTATAAAGGATCTACCCGTTTAGGGTGGGATACTAAAATAAGTGGATCGTATTCTTCTTTCTTTGCACCTGATTTGAATAAAAGAAAACTTTTAAGAGATTCCTATCGCCATGCGTGTGATATTAGGGATATTATGGATATCCCAAGAAGTATTCGAATACAGTTAAATGTAGACGCAGAAACTTCATGTACAGATGGAAAAACAGTTATTGTTTCTACTAAAGTATATGATGATAATAAAATCGATAATAATGTTAAATTAGATGTATTCTTAGGTACAACTATTCATGAATTTTCTCACATATTATATACAGATATGGCAGAAATTCGTAAAAATAGACCTAATAAGTTCCTTTTTAATCTGTTCAATACTATTGAAGATGAACGAATTGAATACAATACTACACAAAATTATCCTGGGTATGCTAATTTTATTGGGCAAGCAAAATATTATTATTTTGATTTGTTATATAAAAAAGCTGAAAAACAGGATGATTTAATGGATGTATTACAAAACATTTTATATATTGTAAGATATCCTGCAAGAGTAGATACTAAGGTTATTTATCGACATCAGGTTTTGTTTGATAAAATTAAGAAAGTTCTTTGTGACTTTGGAAATAATTCTAAAGAAGCTTATGATAAAGCAGAAAAAATTTATAAGCTATTACTAGATTACTTTAAGTTCCCACCTCCTCCGCCTGAAGAACAACAAGAAGGAGATGAAGAACAAGAGCAATCTGATTCTGGTGAAGGACAGTCTAGTTCAGGTGAAGGCCAAGAAGAATCAGATGGAAATTCTGATCCTCAAAAACAAGATTCTAAAGATAATAAAGGATCAGATAAGAATAGTAAAACACAAAGTTCTCCCAAAAGTGGTTCTGATGAGGGATCTGCGGGCAAAAAGAAACAAGAACCTATTAAGGCATATACTCAAGAAGAAATAAAACAAGCAGCTGAAAAATTAGCTGAACAAATGCGATGTTTAACTACTTCTAATACTTCTTTAAATAGTAAGGAAATTAAAAGTGAATGGGATTCTAAAGAAATTGCTGATGAGTGTAAACAAATAAAAGATGATGTTTTTATTGTAAAACAAGAAGATAGTGAAAGACATTATAAAGCGGATTTTGATACAGTAAAACAACACATTAATGGTTTAGTTAATACTTTTAGCAAATTCTTTGTTGAACAGGAGTATCGTTTAACAGGAATGCGAAGAGGTGTGCTAGATACTAATAAATTAGCTGAAGCTTATCAAGCAGTAGAAACTGTCTATTCAAATAAGTTTAAACGTACTACTCCTGGTTTAGACGTTTGTGTGTTAATTGATGAGAGTGGTTCCATGAGTGGAACTAATATCTCATCTGCAAGAAAATGTGCAATATTACTTAATGAGGTATTTTTACGTTTAAAGCAATGTGACTTTTATGTTTATGGTCATACTGCAGATAATCGACAGACAGGAGAAGTTACTATTAATGTATATCGTGATCACTGGAATAGAAATCGTTATGCTTTAGGTAAAGTTGATAGTTATTCTAATAACAAAGATTCTGTTGCTATTGAGGAGACATACAAAATGGTTAGAAAGCAAACTGCGAAACCACTTTTAATGTTTGTAATTTCTGATGGAGCTCCTAATGCATGGGGATTAAGAGGACAACCTGCTGTAGAAGAAGTTAAAAAGGTAGTAAATAGAATTGAATCAAACGGAGATACTCTAGTTTGCCAAATTGCTATTGAAAGTCACTTCAGACCTCAGGATATGTTTAATCACTATGTTGTTATGACAGATATGAATACTTTTCCAAGTGACTTATCTAGATATGTTATGAATACATTAATATCTAAGCTTAAAAGAGTAGATGTTTAATTTGTATATTTTCAGATTTTTTACTACCTTTGCTGTATAACTAAAGGTAGTAATTTAGGAGCTTAGTGTAATGGTAGCACAGCGGTCTTCGATTGGAGCACGTTTAGCGTGAAAATTATAGCAAATTCGGTAAAAGTGAAATAAGAGTATAAATACTGCGAATCAACTTTCTAAGAAAGTCTAAGGTCCTGAAATATGGATAGCTGATAATACCGAGCTAAATTAAAGTGAATGTATTGTAAGGAATATAGGTTGTCTATACCGTATAGAATAGGCGGAGTGCTTGATAGGTCGAAAATTAAAGCCGTACACTTCCTTAAATACCCTATCTCACTTTATAAATGTGTAGAGACTAAATGCTATACTTGTTTAACAAGCTGATATAGTCCAGACCACGTCAGGAGTTATTAATTAAAATAATTTCTTGTAGTGAAAACTATAGTGGTAAGCAAAACCGTAAAAGGGAGCCTCCAAAACTCCAGGTGAGGGTTCGAGTCCTTCAGCTCCTGCTAACTAATTAATAATCTGTATATTATGCAATATAATCTTTACAAAATGAAGCAAGAAACATATCTTGTAATGTATTCTGATAGAGTAAAAAGAAGATACTTTCAAGGAAGACATTGAGCAGAAGGTCCTTATGCAGCTTGAGGACCTTATTATATTGATAAAAATTATCGAATTGTTATACAATAGGCATCTAGAGTAATCTAGGTGCCTTTATTTTTAAAACGAATATTATTATGGTAATTGGAGTATTAATTTTAGGAACATTAATTGCTTTAGATAGTTTAGCAATTGTAGAATATTTTATAGATAAAAAGTAAAATGAAATCAATTTTAATAAAAATTGGAATATTAGCTGTTTTAGGTTTAACAATATTTTTCATGGGACAAAGAATTCATGATTTAAATGTTGCATTAGATAATTCAGTTAATAATGAAAAGGCTTATGCTGCAGAAAATTCTGGTTTAAAAGAAAGTAATCGAGTATTTAAGTTATCTATTGAACAATTAGATTATTATAACGATTCACTTATGTTAGCTATGAAAAAAATAGCTAACGATAATGGTATTAAAGATAAAAAAATTAAGTCTTTACAGTATCAATTAGAACATTATTCTAAGAGAGATACTTTAATTCTTAGAGATACCGTATTTAGAGATCCGAATTTTGTTCTTGATACGTGTATTGTTGATCATTGGAATAAAAGCTGTTTACATTTACAATATCCTGGTACAATTGCTTTAAGTAATGAATATGAAAATGAAAAGTTTATTACTTTAAGTTCTCATCGAGAGCCTATTAAACCTCGTAAGTGGTTTTTACCTAGATGGTTTACTAAGAAACAAACTATAGTAGAGGTTTTAGTAGTTGATGAAAATCCTTATGTTAAAACAAAACAACAAAGGTTTGTTGAAATTATAGATTAATATGAAAACTGCAGTTCCAAGAGATGTTTCTTTAAATATATTATTTGTAATAGATATTTGTAGATTAAATGCAGAAGAAAAATGTAAACTTCAAGAGGATTTATTTGGAGTAGGAGCTTGTTGGAATAATAGTCAGAGAGTTGTTATTGAAGAGGGTACTGATGATTCAGTTGGATATTATTTTATATATCCTAATCGAAGAATAACTTATTTACAAAAAGATCGTAATATTTTTGATTTTACCTTTGATCGTATTGTAGATAAAGATACTGCGCTAAATCTTTTAAGATATAGAATTTTTCTAAAGTAATGAAAAAGAAAGCTATTGCATTAATAGATTATATTGATGATGATGGAATGATTGCATTTCAAGTTAATCAAAGAGTTAATATAATTGAATTTACAGATAATTGTCTAGTTAAAACTAAGTATGGTTATATAAAAATCTCTAAAGAATATTTAAAAATATTATAAAATGTCTGAAAAATCTCTTTCAATTAAAATTCGAAGAGCTAGAAAAGAGCTAAGAATAATGCAAGGTGAAGCTACTAATATTTATTCTTATCTTACTGTAATAAAGAATATTGATAAAAATAATCATATGGCTCGCAATATATATGTAAGTTTAATAGCTGACAATTTAGAGCAATACTCAGTTAAAAGTATTACTGAACTAGAAAAACTTATTCGAAAACAGAAAAGTAAAATACGTAAATATGATCAAAGAATATGCAAATTACGGTCAACACAAAATATGAAATAGGACAGCAGGTATATCTTTGTAAAACAAAGTTAAAATTTAAAGATGGAGATTTTGTAAATGCGAGTGTACCTAATTTGAATCCTTTTACTGTAACTTCTATTCGGATTCATCAACATCTTAGTTCTCAGAGTATTTATTATTGCTTAGATGGTTTACAAAAATCTATTCGTGAAGATCAGGTTTTTGAATCTATTGAAGCAGCTAAAAAATTTTGTCATGAGCAATAGTTTTAATCATCAATCTTTTTTAAAAGCAGGGGCCGAAAAAGAACAAGAATTCGCTAATTTATTAGTTCTTAGAAATGGTGGGGTCATTTCACATTCTGATAGAAGTACAGATATTAAAGACCATATAGATCTTTTCTGAACTAAAGACAATAAAACATTTTCTTTTGATGTTAAAAGCTTAAAAAAGAGTAATCGATCAGATATTAATACCGATAGTAGTATTCATTGGATTGAAATTAGTAATGTAAGAGGAAATCCAGGCTGGTTATACGGAAAAGCAGATTATATTGCTTTTGAGACAGATAAAGAATGGCTTTTAGTAAAAAGACGTAAGTTAATTGATTTAATCAATTCGAAAGTAACAGATACTGCAGTTAAAAATACTAAAGAATTATATACTTACTATCAAAGATATGGTAAAAAAGATATAATTGTTAAGGTTTTAACTAAAGATTTAGCTGAAATAGCTTCAAAAACTATTAGTAAATGAGAAAATTAAATATAGCATTAGTTGCACACGATGCTAGAAAACAAGAATTAGTAGACTGGGTTAAGTTCAATAAACAAGTTTTATTTCCACATCATTTAATAGCTACTGGAACTACCGCAAAGTTACTAAGTGAGATTAATATTGATGAGATCAGTCCAGACTGGCCAGGTAAAGGAGATTATTATAATACTTATTTAGCTGTAACTCCTGTTCTTTCAGGACCACTTGGAGGAGATCAAATGATAGGAGCTATGATTGCTCAAGGACAAATTGACGTGTTGATCTTCTTTTGTGATAATCTTATTACTCAAGGACACCAAACTGATATATCTGCATTAACTCGTTTAGCATCGTTATATAATATTGCTTTTGCAACAAATAGAACTACTGCGGACATGATTCTTACATCCTCATTATTTGGAAATGAAGATTATGTTCCTATTAAACAAGATTTTAGTTCTTATTTAAATAGAAAATTATAGATAATTTAAAAATAAAAAGATATGAGTAAAGTAGTTAAATTTTATTACACTAGACCTCTTTCCTTTCTTGAAGTAGCAATTGTGCCAATTCGAGAAACTGTAGCAGTACCTCAGCAAAAAACTCGTATGAGTGAGCGATATACAATTGCTGCAATATACGATGAGGAAGCTAAAACTATTAAGTTTGGTCTTGCAACATGTGTTCCTGCCGATCCTTTTGTTAAAAAGATTGGTCGAGAAATTGCTGAAAAGAGAGCAGAAACTGAACCTTTCTTTGAAGTAAAAGATTTTGATGGAACTTTTGCAGATTTTAGGCGTTTGGTTATAGAGGTTGGTACTAATAAAGAAGAGGAATTACTTTATCGGAAGTATAACCGTTATATGCAGGCTGCTGATGAAAATCCTAGATCTAGCATTTAAAGGAAAGGTAACTCTTCCTTTAGAAAAGGAACAAGACTTCTTAAAAGATTTCGAAGACTTACTAGCTAAACACGATGCCTATTTTGATGGCACAATTAGGTCTTATGAATTTGACGATTGTGAAATTATAGAAGAAATTGAAGAAGTGAGAAGTTAATATTCCAATTTTTGATAAAGATATTTTAGTTATTCAGGATGAAGATATAAGTAAGATCACATCTTATTTAGAAGATATGTATTCTGTGCATCTTGAGTATCAATCTAATTTAACAGATGGCATTACTTGTATACTACCTAATGGACTAATTGTTATTGGATTAACTAATAATGATCCATATATTGCTTTACATGAATGTACTCATGCTGTATTTGCCTTAAAAGAGATAATAGGATGATCAGATAATGATGAAGAAGTATTTTGTTATACTTTAGAATGAGTCTATAAGCATGTAACAAAGTATATAAATTCTCATGATTAGAGTATATACAGATGGTAGTTATAAACCAACATTAAATCAAGGTGGATATTCTTCAGTTATAACTGAAGATGGAAAAGTAATTAAAATTCTTTATCAAGGTTTTAAAAATACTACTAATAATAGACAGGAACTAAAAGGAGTTTTAGAAGCCTTAAAGTATTTTAAAACTCCTCAAGTTCTTGAAATTTATTCTGATTCAAGCTATGTAGTTAGTAGTATAAATAATGGCCATGTGGCTAGATGAATCGAAGAAAAAGACGATTCAAAGAAAAATATGGATTTATGAACTGAAATCTACAAGTTAATTCAGTTTCATAAAGTTACATTTGTCTGAGTAAAAGGACATAATAACAATGAATTTAATGAACTTGCAGATTTATATGCACAACATGCTGCAGAATGTTTAGAATTAACAGAAGATGAAAAGTTTTAAATTAAGAAAAATTGGAAATCATTGGTATCCTTGTATTGATCATGAACTTGGAGATCCTATTAATCTTACTGAGAAAGTTGATCGATATTTAAATATATTAGATCTCTCTAAATCAGGAGAAATTACAGTAGAACTAGAAGAATTAGGAATTTTATTTGGAGGCATAAATATTATCTATTTTAACGAAGAGGATATTGTTCGATATTTGACTACTGATGATAATTTTGATATTCGTTTTGTTGTAAACGAACATGAGCTTCTTATATCTTCTGATGTTTATTGGTTATTAGAAAATCAATTTAATTTTAATTTTCATAAGACTAGTTATAAAATTCATATTTATTAGAGATAGCAGAAATGCTTTGTATTTTTAACCATTATAATTATGGTAGTTAAAGAAACTGCAAAGGACCCTACTGGACCTAAAGATATTAGTAGGAGAGAATGTACATTAAGTAAAGAAATTCAAGAGTTATTACTTCGACAGCTTAAACATGAATTACAAAATCATAATATATACATGAATTTTGCTAATTATTTTGGAGTTCGTGGATTTGTAGTTCTCGAAGAGTATTTTAAATTAAGAGCCGATGAAGAATATTTGCATCATAGTTGGATTCGTAAGTATTTAAATGAAAATGATGCAGAATATATTTATCCTACTATTGATCAATTTGATAAAAAGATAGTGGATATGGTTGATCCATTCAAGATGACTGTTGATCTTGAAATTGAAACTACTCAAATGATTTATGAAATAGTCGATCAAGCTGCTGCTGAATGTGATTGGGCAACGTTTAACTGGTTACTTGGACACGATGAAACTACTGGTCGTTTAGTTGAGGAACAGCGTGAAGAGGAATCAATCAGTCGTACAGTTAGAGATATTGCAGAATCAGAAGGTTCTTGGCTTCGTAAAGAAAAATCTATTATGAACGCTTATAAAGGCGATACTGATTAATAGTTAAATTTATGTTAATTCAACTTCCAGATACAATTAAAGACTTATACTTTGTTGGAGATGTTCATGGATCTTGGGATATAGTTACTTATCATATTCGACAATATAAAGTTAAAGATTCAGTTTTTATTTTCTGTGGAGATATTGGAGTTGGGTTTGAAAGTTTAAAACATTATACGGATCATGTAATTCCAGAATTACATAAGGTACTTAAAAAGTATAATGATATATTCATTTGGATTAGAGGTAATCACGATGATCCGTCCTATTTTGAACAAAAACTAATTGATACTAAATATGTAAAATGTGTTTCAGATTATGATATTATTAATGTTTGTAATTTAAACGTTTTATGTATAGGTGGAGGTATTAGTATTGATAGACAGTTTCGTATGCAAAATGATAGTGTTAGTATGGTTAGATATATGAAATATCATAATTGTGACTATCAAACTGCAGAACAAAATTGTCTTAAATCATATTGGCCTGATGAACCAGTAATATATCGTCCAAAAGTAGAAGAACACATTGATATTATTTGTAGTCATTCCGCCCCTTCTTTTTGCTATCCAAATGATAAAGGAGGAATTGTAAAAGACTTTGCAGCATACGATTCTGAGTTATTAAATGATATTGACAATGAGCGAGCTGTATTAGATCGAGTATATGAGGATTATAAGAATGAAGTAACACATTGGTATTATGGTCATTTTCATAAAAACCAAATGCAGACTATTAATAATACAATGTTTAAACTTTTAAATATTGGCGAAATTGTTCGACACTACTCAGACAATAACAATACATTGTAAGATAGTTGCTATTGAAGATGGTCAGTATACAGCTATTGTAGTAGAAGATCTGAATCGAATAGAAACAGATGATCTTAAATATGTTACTGTTGTTAAATGTCCAAACTGAGATATTTCTACTTTTGAAATTGGAGATACAGGTTATCTTCAATTTCAATATGTAGAAGGAGGAAAGACACAATGATACAACAAAGATTCAAAAGATTTTGAAATTTATAAATATACAAATAATTATTTTATAAGTTTTATTAAAGAAAAAGATATATGTAATCAAAAAGAATTTAATTTTTAAATATGCGTAAAGAGACAGAATTTGGCGAGAAGTTACGTAGCGTGTTAGAATCAATTGATTCCTTAACATGGAGAGATAAAAGTGGGAATGATGTTAAACTTGTTGATGCATCTGTAGAGGACTTACGTAAATGATATAAGCACTGTTATGAGATGTTATATAACGTTAGTCCCTGGAATCCTGGTAAGTTTATAGTTCGAGAAAATATTCATCGAACTTGAGATTCATGTAATACGGAACTATTTGTTAGATACATTCTTCATGAATGCGAAACTGATATTAAGACTAAGAAAGATATCTTAGATTATATTAATAAACAAAGAGCAGCATCTGAAAGGGATATACTAAATGATTCAATAGCAAGTATATTTAATGGTGTTCCTCCTATTTTTGAAAAAGTAACAGTAAATCGTCTTATGGACGCTTGTTTTGATAAACTTGATGTTCTTAATAAGAAAATGATTACTGATAAATTTATTTTAGCACAAGGAATTTGGCTAACGGACGAGGAAAAAATTGAGCTAACTGAAGTTGGCAAAGACGGCAAAGCAAGAAATAGAATGGAAGTTATTAAGGAACGATTGTGTTTAAATCCTGATATCAAATTAAGAGTTAGTCCTACAGGGTTATCTTTTACAGAATTTAGATCTTTAGTTCAACTTAGCTCTTTACCAAAAATTTCTTCTTTAACCACAATTGCACTGAAAACACTAAGAGATAAGATCTTATTACTTTTAGATAACGATCTCGATTATCATATAAATAAATGAAGTACATTAATGTCTAATATTCAACGAGTTGCGGATGCTCGAAATATTGAAATTAATCCTCCTGCAGGAAATTAATTAGTACTAAAAATTTTATTTTTTAAATAAAAATTTGTATCTTTGATGAACAGAACGGAACGTCAAAAGCTTGCTATTAGACGTTGATTAGATAGTAATGGGATAGGCACAATTGTTGCTGCAACTGGATTTGGTAAGACCTATATGACTTGCATGTTGATAAAGGCACTATATAATAAAAATCCTAGACTATCTGTATTAATTGGAGTTCCTACAGAGGTTCTAAAAGAACAATGACTTAGAGAGTTGGCTAAAAACCAACTCTTTTCTGTCTGTAAGGTAGAGATATTTAACACTATTGTTAAAAATCAGTATACAGTTGATTTATTTGTAATTGATGAAATTCATTGCGCATGTAGTGAAAATAACATCAATATGTTTAAAGCTGTAAAATATCGTTATTTTTTAGGATTAACTGCTACATTTGAGAGATTAGACGGAAAAGAAGACCGATTATCTGAGTTTACTTATGTTTGTGATCGTATAAATATAAAGGAAGCTGTTGATAATAATTGATTGTCTGATTATAGAAATTATAAAGTTCTAATTGATGTAGATTTATCTCTATATCATGAATGAAATCAGAAGTTTCAAAGTCTATTTTCTATATTTAATTTTGAATTTAATACAGTAATGAGTTGTATTAGTCGTCCTGGTTTTGCAAGTAAGTATGCAAAGAAAACAGGATGAAGTGAATCTCAAGTTAAAGGATTTGCAGCAGCTTGAATGAGAATGTTAAGAAAACGTAAGTCCTTTGTAATGTCTCATCCTAAGAAATTTGAAATAGCAGATAAGATATTAGATGCAAGAAGTAATAAAAAAGCAATTACTTTTTCAGCTACTATTAAAGATGCAGAATATTTTAAGAAACGAGGATATGTTCTACATAGTAAACAGAAAAAGAAGGAAAATAATACCATTATAGAAAGTTTTAACCAACAAACTATAGGTGTATTAAGTACTTCAAAATCTTGCGACGCAGGTGTAGATATAAAAGGTTTAAGTGTTGGAATTATATTAAGTGGAGATAGTTCAAAGACAAGGACTACGCAGAGGATTGGAAGAATTTGTCGATTCGAACAAGGTAAACTCGCAGAAATGTTTACACTAGTTATTAAAGGAACTATAGAAGAAACTTGATATAATAATTCTAATTCAAACCAACAGTACATAACTATTGATGAATCACAATTAGATATAGTGTTAAGTGGAAAGGAGATTTCTACTAGACCAAAAAAAGGCATAATAGATATAGAACATAGATTTTAATAAATAGATCTAACGTAGTACGTTTGTTTATTTTTTATCGTATTATATGGAGTTAGATACGATTCTTAATATTATGGCTAAATACAAACTAACAGCCGATGAGTTACTGTTAGTTTATTTAACATTTATTGCTCAAACAGAAAATGGAGATCCTAAAATAAATAGGAACTATTTTCGAAAGTGATATGAAGGAGGCGGCAAAGAAAGATTGCGAGAATTATTCAATTCACTAAAAGAGAAAGGAGTAATCAGGAAAAATTATAATCCAAGTACCTATGATCCTGATGAAATTGAATTTAATCAGAATTTTATAAAACAATATTTTAAGCTTTCTGGAGAACTTGGTATGGAATTAGAGGAAGCTTATCCAACTAATTTATACTTTAATGGGAAAACAGTTAGTTTAAAAAATATTGCAAAGAAATTCTTAAATATGTCAGAATTCTACTTCTGATATTCTTCTACTATTGGACATAGTATTGAAAAGCATCGTGAAATATTAGAGATACTAGAATGAGCTAAATCTAAAGACCTTATACAAGTTTCTATGGTTGAATTTGTTTCCAGTCAAAAATGGAAAGAATTTAAAGAAATGCGAGATAAAGGAATTAATGGCAAAGTTAGTACTGAACAACTTTACGATACTGCTTAATGTCTATTGTAGATGAATTATATTCTGAAATTGACAATGGTAGAGAAGGTAGAAACTTAGGTTTAAAAACTGGATTGCCAAAGTTGGATTGATATACAGGCGGATTCCAAAAAGGAGTTTACAAATTAATATTTGGACAAAGTGGTTCAGGTAAAAGTTCATATGTAATATATTCTGATTTATATCGTATATTACGAGATTATCCAGATAGAGATATTGTACATGTATATTTTAGTCTGGAAATGAGTTCGAAAGTTTTACTTGCTAAATTGCTTAATCTATATATATATGATACTTATGGAATAGAAATTTCTTATATGACACTAATGTCCGTTCGAGAAAAACTATCTGATAAATATTATAAGTATATTCAAGAGTCCAGAGTATGACTAAACTCAATCATACATAAGCTTATTATCTTTGATAAACAGCTAAGTTCTAATACTTTCTATGGTAATATAAAAGAACTTCTAAAACAATGAGGTACTTTTCAAGATATTGATGAAGGTAGAAGAAATATTTATATTCCAAGTAATCCCGATAAAATAATAAATGTAATAATTGATCATGCTGGTTTATTAACTCCAGTTGATGGTAGAACTAAAAAACAGGAAATTGATCAAACCTCGCAATACTGCGTTTATTTTAGAGAAAAGTGTGGAATATCTATTGACTTTATTATGCAAGAAAATAGAAACACAAGTGATGTAAATAGATTAAAAATGGATCTTGCAGAGCCAACCCTTGATGATGTTAAGGATTCTGGTAATGCAGGTAATGACTGTAATATTTGTGTTGCAGTATATAATCCTATAAAACATCAACGTAGTACTTATAGAGGATATACTATCATTAATAAAGAATATCCAGAAGAATCTTTAGGTTCTGCTATGCGTGGATTAATATTATTAAAACATCGATTTGGAGTTGCAAATAAAGTTTTTTGTACTGGCTTTCAAGGTAGTTTAGGACGATTTGAGGAACTTCCTGATCCAGGAAGTATTAATTATGAAGTATATCAATCTTGAAAAGATGAGAAGTTAGAAGATGAAATAACAAAAGATACAGCTGCAAAAGATGCAGAAGAAAAAGATAGCTTACAAAAACCAATATTCAAATTTTAAATATGGCTATCACATTACCAACAAACAAAATTCCTGCAGAAACTCAGGACCCAAGAAATTTAATTATTTTCTCAAAACCTAAATATGGCAAGTCAACAGCTTGTGCTAATCTTCCTGGAGCATTATGTATCGACCTTGAAGGGGGTGGATATGATTATATTGATGCTGTAAAGGTAAAAGCATCTTCTGTTAAAGATTTAAAAGAAATTTGTGCTGCAATTAAGGAAGCTAAATATCCTTATAAGTTTATTGTATTGGATACAATTACTAGACTTGAAGAAATGGTTAAACCATTAGCTTTAAAGTTATATTTAAATAGTCCTGCAGGACAAAAGTTTACAGGAGATGACGTACTTGATGCACCAATGGGTAAATAATTGTGCCCCTTTTAATAGAAATATTATTAGCAAACACTTTTAATTGCTGGAAAGCTAAGTCAGAAATGATATGCTAATCAGCAGCGAAGTTTAAAATTATGAATTATATAGGATATAAAACAAAAGCATTCGAAGTTATTAAAGAAGCGCCTATTGAATATCAAAAAGGATCTCATAAAAAGTATATAGTTCAGTGTTTAAAATGTGGGACTACTTTTATTCGAACTATTCAGAATATAAATAAATTTCAAGGTACAGGTTGTTTGACTTGTACACCTCGTTATTCAAAAAATAGTAAAGATAACGATTGACATTTATATATGCATTATAAAAATCACGCCCATTCTAAGAATAGAATTTTTAATATAACTTATGAAGAGTTTAAAAAAATAGTTCATTCGGATTGTTATTATTGTGGATCAAAACCATCTTATTTTAGGTCTATGATTCGTTATAGTAAAAATTCTAGTTTACAAGAATTAAATGGTGTAGATCGAATAGATTCAAATAAGGGATATACTAAAGATAATTGTGTACCTTGTTGTAAGATATGTAACCAAATGAAGTCTAATATAGATATAGGTACTTTTCTTACACAGATTTCTAAAATTTATAATTTTAAAAACGTTCAACGACTATCCCGAGAGGGAGTAGACTCAAGCGAGTCGAAACAGAGTGATTCTGAAAAGAATATGATATAGTCTGATCTATATAGAAATATATAGTTGATTCGTAATAGAATCAGACCACAATGTAGCGAATTGTGGTTGAACATAATTGGCAGGATATAGCGCTCTTCGTAAGGCATTAGAGATGGTTATTGATATGGTATCTAAATGTGCACCTAATATTATTCTTATTTGTCATACAAAGGATTCAGCAATCGGTAATACTGATATGACTGCAAAGACTATTGACTTATTTGGAAAAGCAGGTAGAATTCTTGCTTCAAAGTCAGATGCTATTGGTTATTTAGATAGAGATGAAGATTCAAATACTATTCTAAGTTTTAATACAAATGATAAATTTGTAGAATGTGGTGCTAGACCAGAACATTTACGAAATGCAGATATAGTATTAGGAGAAATGAAGGAAGATGGAAACATTGAATTTCATTGGGAAAGGATTTATCCCTCACTTTTAAATCCTGTAGAAGTTAATATATAATCTAAGGATTATGCTAAAGGTATCTTTTGAATTTGACGAAGAATCGAAGGCTGTTACAAATGTTAAAGTTGTTAAAGTGCCTTCAAAATATGATAATATAGATTTACCAATTGTAGAGATAGGAGATAGTAAGTTAATTATGTCTCCTAAAGCCGTTAGTTTATTATCTGCACAATGCGGAGATCGGATAGCAGTTAATTATATCCAAAAAAGTAACGAGCTTACAATCCCAGTTATCGGTAAAGCTGAAGTATTTTCAGATCCTGAAAATGGGAACAAATTAACAAAAAGTAATACAGTCTCTTTTAAAGGGACTCAAAAAACAATTTTATCTAAATATGGTCAACTCTTTAAAATAGAGGAATGTAGACCTGGTATGTTTAAAATGATTAAGATTGATGAATCAGATCTTTCTAAAGCTGATACCGATTTAGATACAGAAAATTCAGATTTATTAAAAATTTAAAATTGTAAGAATATGTCAATGTTTGATTTTAGTGTAGCAAAGAATGCAAATCAAGTAACTTCTACTTTCCTTCGTGGAGGAATTCATAATGTAACCTATAAAGGTATTGAATGAGTAGCTAGTCAGAGTGAAGGTAATTCTGATGCTTTTGTTTTATTATTTGAAACAAAGGACGGTATCCAGCATCGAGAAACTATTTTTGATCCAAGTAATATAAGTAATTGTACTCAGAGAGCTACAACTCAGTATGGAGAAAATCCATCTGAAATGGAAAACTTTATGGTTAAAATTACTCAGATCATTAATGCTCTTAATCCCGAATTAGGTGCAAAAATTGCTGCAGGAGAAAAGATTGAAGTAAGTAGCTTTAAGGCTCTTGCTAAATATTTAAAGGAAAATTTAGCAGGTTCTGTTGGTAAAGAAACTCAAATCAAGTTAATTCCTTATAAAGGTTTTGCTAATATGCCTAAGTATGTTGCATCAGTAGGCAAGGATGGAGTTGTTCGTAGTAGAACAAAAGTTATTGGCGAAGATTTAACTTTAACTGCTAGAGAAAAGACTGATATTGAGAATGCTAACTCTGCACAACCTACTAACATGAAAGAACGGGATAAGGATTTAGACGATCTTAAGGAAACGTTTAATGTAAAAGGCTCAGAAGACGACCTACCATTCTAAAAAATAATATAGTTAAATTTTAATGGTCTTTACATTAGAACCGATAAATATCACTAAAGAACTTATTTTAAGTAAAGTTAGTGAAGAAACTTTAATGGAGCATTACTTGGGCATTCCTGTAAAAAAAGGATTGTTCAAGTCTCCATTAAGGCAAGATAGTAAACCTACCTGCGCATTTTATAGGAATAGGAAAGGAGATTTAATATTTAAAGATTTTCGTGGAGACTTTTATGGAAATTTTATTTCGGTTGTAATGTATAAATTCGATTGTCCTTATGGCAAGGCTTTACAAATAATTGCTAATGACTTTGGAATAGTTTCCCGCAAAAATTTAACTATAAATAAACCTCTTATTAAATATACAAATCAAAAATTTAATGATACTACTCAAGCTGTTATTCAAATTGAAGATAAATCTTGAGAAGATTATGAACTTGAATGGTGATCTAAATATGGTATAGATAAAACTATATTAAAAAAGTTTCATGTATTTTCATGTAAAAATGTATTTTTAAATGGAAGTATATTTAGTTTACATAAAGATCGACAATTAGTATTTGGATATTATGGAGGTATTCGAGAAGATATAGAACGTTGACGTATATATTTTCCTGGAAATATAAAATATAAGTTTATTTCAAATTGAAAGTCATTTAGATTACAAGGTGCTCACGCACTTCCAAAAAATGGAGGAGAATATTTAGTTGTAACGAAATCTTTAAAGGATGTTATGACTCTTTATTCATGTGATAAAATTCCTGCAATAGCTCCAATTTCTGAAAATTGTTTTTTAACTGAAGCTCAATATGCAAAGTTAAAGTCTAAATTCAACAAGATAATTTTATTCTATGATAATGACCTTGCTGGAATTGAAAATATGAATAAAATTCGTAAGAAATTTCCTGATGTGCATGTATTATTTATACCTAGACATTATAAAGCTAAGGATATATCAGATTTTTATAAAATGTACGGAAGGACTAAAACTTTAGAATTAATTGAAAAAGCAAAAAACTACATCTCAGAAAAAGAAAACAGGAGCATACTGTAGAAATAAAGGACATAGATATGAGACAAAAATTGCTCAGGAACTTAGAAATCTTGGATTTACAGATGTAGTTACATCAAGATCTGAGTCTAAGAATATGGATGATAAAAAAGTGGATTTGGTTGATCGTAGTGGTAAGTTACCATGTTATATACAATTGAAAAATACTGTTAATACACCTCAATATCATGCTATTAAAAAAGAATGTCCTTTAAAAGATAAACCTTTTATTGTAATTTGAAATAAACAAGTTAAGAAAGAAAAAGTATTTGGTTCTGCAGGAGAAGTAGTAATCATGGATAAAGACTTTTTCTATGAACTCTTATCAAAATTAATTAATGGATAGTTGTAGAGTAGTGTTCACCTCTGCTTCTGGACAAAAAATCATTATTGTATTTACATATGATGAAGAGAAGGATGAATTAAATTACGTCCCTCGATTTGAACCTCAAGTTGATGCAAAAACTCAATTAGGTTTGTCTGGAAAGTTATGTGAAATATTTTTAGAAGCATTATCTAGCAAAGATGGAACAACAAAAGATTAGATACGATTTGACTCCACAATATGGAATTGAGGAGGTCAACAAAATTCTTACAAGCAAATTAAGTAAGTACCAAGAAAATGAATGGAAAAGAGGTATGAAATGGACAGATGTTCTTTCATCTCTTAAAAAACATTTAAATCAATTTGAACGAGGTATTGATTATACAAACGAGGGACTTTTAGAAATGGCTGAAGTAGCTACTAACGCATTGATATTATGTGAATTCTATCATATATATCCTCAAGGAGATGATAGAGTTATGGCCCCTATCGATAAGCCTATTGTTGGATTAGATCTCGATAATGTAGTATTTGATTTCAATAAAGCTTATGAAGACAAGTTTGGTGTTGCTATGAATCCTTACTGGAATGCAAACTATCAGATGTCTGAACATCTACATGAGTTAGAATCAGATAAAGAGTTTTGGATTAATATTCCTGTATTACATAGACCCTCTTTTGAAGTAGACTATTATGTAACTGCAAGAAATATTCCAACAGAATGGATTCAAGAAAGTTTACAGAAGAATGGTTTGCCATGTGCTCCTGTAATTACAGTACCTTGGAATGCTAGTAAAGTTGAGGCAATTAAAAGTAAGGGAATTACGATTATGATTGATGATAAATACGATAACTATAAAGAAATTACTAATGCGGGAATATTCTGTTATTTAATGGATGCTCCTCATAATCAGTATTATCAAGTAGGACATCGTAGAATTTATGATCTTAAAATACCTATTAAGTAATGAACTCAAAAGATAAATTAGAACTGGCCCTACATGAAGCCTATATAAAAGCCTATAAATTAGCTGAACCTTCTGCAGATTTTGATACTTTAGTTGAGAATGCAGAAATTATGTCAGATGGCAAGAAGAACATTCATTTTGAAAACTACTTTTTAGATGATGATATTGCAGAAAATATCTTAAATGAAGTAGCTAAGAAATATAAGTTATCTAAATACATGAAAGGCCAGTTTCATATAGCTTATTATTTAGGTTGTAGTCCAACGACAAAACGCAAGGAAAATGACAATTAACTTAAATGATATAAAACTTAGTCCAGTCTTAGAAAGTGTATATAGAAGTAAAATAAGTGATGCAGAATATTTCTCAAGCTCTTATTCTAATTATATATCAAATTCTAGATTAAAATATATAAATCCTGATCAAGGTGGTAGTCCAAGTTTATATAATAATGGTATAGAAAATAAATCAACTAATTCTTTAGAATTAGGAACAGCTATACATGAATTATTTTTACAACCAGAGTCTTTTAAATTAGGTGATTCATATAATAAACCTACAGCAAAATTAGGTATGGTGATAGATAGTATTATTAAATATAGAAAACAAGGTTATACTATTAGAGAATCTATTACCAAAAGCTGTATTGATATAGATTATTATAAAAATAATTTAAATGAGAGTAGAATCCAAAATATAATAAAATCTGGATTAAATTATTATCAAAACTGCAAAGATTTAATAGAAGGCGATTTAGTAATTTTAAATGATAAACATCGTACAATTTGCAGTAATTGTTTAGAATCGTTATCTAACAATCCTTCAATAGTAAGTTTAGTAAGACCTGAAGGTCTTGAATCTTATAATGAAGATGCTTTGTTCATAGATATTATTGGCGAATATAATAATAGTAAATGTATATTAAAATTAAAAATGAAAGCTGATAATTGGACGATTGATAAAGATAATAAAATAATTACTCTTAATGATTTAAAGACTACGGGTCATTTACTTGAACAATTTATGAATGGAAGTTTTTGGAATTTTCATTATCATAGACAAATGGGAATGTACCTATGGATGTTACTTCAATTCTGTAAAAAAGAATATGGATACACTCCTAAAGACTGGACTTTTCAAGCTAATATTATTGCCGTTGAAACTACAGGCTCTAACAGAGCTAGTGTTTTTAATATTGATTCAGACATACTTAATATAGGTAGATTAGAATTTTGTAGACTTCTAAAAATGGTTGCATATTGTGAGATCAATGGTTATTCTGACGATGTTACATTTATTTAAATATGCGCAAATTAGAAATTCAGGCCTATACCTTAGATGAAGCTAAAATCGACGCTTTTAAACAAGGTATAACTGTAGTACAAGATGCTACCAGAAGCTGAAAAAAATCTGGATCTCCAGTTCTAACTAAAGATATGAATATATTTGCTGCAGATTTTCTTGAACAAAAAGGAATGTTTGATTTTGAAGGTGCTGGTATTATTATTACTATAAAATCTGGTACTAAAGATACTCGTAAGAAGCCTTATAAAGTTATTAGTTCAAGACGTAAAGGTCGTTGTAAACTTTATCGAACTATTGAGATTCGTTTAAAACGTAATCATGAAGTAGTTGGAAAAGCAATAAACAAAACCGAAGCATTAAATCTAGCTAAAAGTTTAATTCGTAACTTTCGTGAAAACGTGTATGCAAAAACTGTATACAATACTAAAGATATTGATTTTGAACTTGAATATATGCCTTCTATTAAGGCAGAAAAAGGGCAATATATTGTCTTTGGAGTAGAACAATCTGATGTAAAACTCAGTAAAAGAAAGAATAGAGGGGCAGAGTAATCTGCCTCTTTTATTCTCTTTATATATAAAATTACATATAAATGACTATAGAAGAATGGTTAAATAAAGACGAACTTGCAATAACAATTTGAAATAATAAATATAGATTTGAAAATGAATCATTAGATGCGTGGTTTAAACGAGTAAGTAATAATAATCCTGAAGTCGAAAAACTAATCAGAGAAAAGAAATTTATTTTTGGAGGACGAATTTTAGCAAATAGAGGTTTGAATTCTAAAAATAAAAAAATTACTTATTCAAATTGCTATGTAATCGCTCCTCCACAAGATAATCTTGAGTCTATTTTTGAATGTGGATCTAAGCTAGCTCGTACTTTTAGTTATGGAGGTGGATGTGGAATTGATATTTCAAATCTCCGCCCAACAGGATCTAAAGTAAACAATGCAGCAAAAACAACATCTGGTGCAGTTAGTTTTATGGATTTTTATTCATATATTACTGGATTGATTGGGCAATCTGGTAGACGGGGTGCATTAATGATTTCTATTTCTTGTGATCATCCAGATCTTGAAGAATTTATTGAACTTAAGTCAAATTTAGATAAAGTTACAAAGGCTAATATTTCTGTTAGAGTTAGTGATAACTTTATGAAATCTGTCATTAATGCAGAAACTTTGATTCTTAAGTTTATTACGGATACAGGAGAAGTTATAACTAAAGAAGTTGAAGCTTATCCTATTTTTAGAAAATTAGCAGAGATGAATTGAGATTATGCAGAGCCTGGAATTTTATTCTGAGATGCTATTAAAAATTGAAATCTTCTCTCAAATAATCCTGATTTTTCTTTTGCAGGTGTAAATCCTTGTGCTATGTAAGTGATTGATAATCAAATAATTATATCAATCTTTGGCTCAAGTAAAAAATTGGGCAAAATCGGTGAATTCTAACCAATTCAAAGAGGTAGAATTTGTTTATTAGCAAATTTATTACTATTTTTGTTGTATGAAAATACCGAGATAATTTCCTAAATTACGAAAGGTTAGGAAATATTGTAACGCATAGTGAGTGAATAAATATAATCTCACCACGAGTGCCCAATACTAATTTACTATGATAATATATAAAGTAACTAATAAAATTAATAACAAAATTTACATTGGTCAAACTATTAATTCTTTAGAACATAGAAGAAAGCAACACGAAAAAGATTGTAGACGAAATAAGTACTATAATAATCGTTTTCATAATGCACTTATTAAGTATGGATTTGATAATTTTATCTGAGAGTGTCTTTGTGAATGTGTTTCTATTGAAGAATTAAATAGTAAAGAACAGTTTTATATTTCTGAATATAATACAACAGATAAAGCTTTAGGTTATAATTTGAAGTTTGGAGGAAATAATGGAGGTAAATGTTGTGATACTACAAAAGTTAAGATTAGTTTAAGTAGTAAACAAAAGTGAACTAATCCTAAAATTGCTTCTAAAATGTTAAATGGCCTTAGAAAAGGGACTGAAACTGTTAAACAAAAAGGTTTAAAAAATTATGTACTTCGCAAATGTATTTATTGTGATACTGAATTTAAATGTAAACCTTATGATCCCAAAAAGTATTGTAGCTTAAAATGTGCAAATAATGATCCTAAGCATTATTTAGTAGGAGTAAAGGCTGCTTCAACAAAAGTTCAAGAACAGTATCAAAATTCAATACCTACAAAAATACAACAAATTGAAAATTGAATTAGAGAGAATAAATTACTATTACAGAATGTAAAAATGAACAATTTAACTTTTATTCAAGATTTATGTACATTTTTAAATGTAAAAGATCATAGAACTGTTGCAAAAATACTTAATGTAAATAATAAGAAAAATTTAGTTACAAAATTAATAGAAATTAGTAAAAATATATGCTAAACTGGTCTGAATTAACAGACGTATCAGATAACTGTATGGAGGAAACTCCCAGAAATAAAGGATAAAAAGCCTTTATGATAATAAATTGGAAGAGCCCTTGCCGAGCGGAGGGTCGTGTTTGCTCGGAAGTATAAATCTTGCAGAATTTGTTACAGAATATGAAACGTTTGACTTTGTAGGATTTAAAGATACTGTTAAAAAAGCAGTAGTTGCATTAAATGAAGTACTTGATGAAGGTCTTCCATTACATCCTCTTATTGAGCAAAGAGAATCTGTTAAAAATTGGAGACAGATTGGACTAGGGGTAATGGGGTTAGCAGATATGTTTATAAAACTAGGTATTAAATACGGAAGTGAAGAATCTATTAAATGGATTAATATGATTGGAACCGAAATGATCTTTTCAGCTTTAGAAAGTTCTAATGAACTAACAGTAAGTAAAGGAGCATATCCAATGTTTAATACAAAAGTTGTAGATACACCTTTCTTTCAAGCACTTAATACTAAAGAAAATAACCTCCGATATCAAGAACTAAGAAGTAATATTCTTTTACGAGGATTATGTAATTCTCAGTTATTAACTTGTGCTCCTACAGGTAGTATTGCTACTATGTTAGGAATTTCAACAGGTTGTGAACC